TTTAGATAATAACCATATATTATTTTTATATAATTTCAACGAAAAAACTATATAAAATGGGCGTTTTAAATGAGAAAAGGTGTAAAATTATAATATATAAAATGTATTATGTATAGTTTTATTGAAAACTACAATTTACACCATTTCTATTTTTTACTTACGCATTTTATTTATTGGGTTTGTAATTATATTTTTCCAAGATGAAATTCTTTGTATAGCTAAATTATGCAAAATTAATGATTTTTTTTTTGAATAATCAAATAAGAAAAGGTCGTCATCGTTGTGCTTTAAAACGCGTTTCTCAAATAATTCACATGCATTATAGTATGCATCTATAATATCACCACCATTTTTATTTATTTGATAAATCATACATCTATCAAAATCGTAAGCTGATAGTAAATCAGCTTCTCTTACAATATGATATGCTGGTTGATAATATCCCATATCAGGGAATCCAACTTTTTTTACTTTTGAATATGACATCGTTGACATAATTTTTTTTGAAATATTAATTTCTTCTTGGGTTAAATAAGTTTCTTTATGTAAAAAATAATCAATATCTTTTAAACCTGCTTGTTCATCCATATATTTTTTATCGCACATGTCGTGCAATATGGCAGACGTATATATTATTCTTTCTTGATTTTTTATAATAGGATAGTTGTCTAATTCATTTTCATATATTTTGTTTGAAAAATGCAAAACATTTAAACTGTGCGATAATCCATGTGATTCGTCTATTCCATATTTTTTTGTTGTCAATAAAACAAAATGTACTAATTTTGTATATAAAGACATTATATTTTATGGTATTAAATATAATGATACATTTAATATGATTTAATTTTATGATATACAGAGTGAAACTTGAAAGTTGAAACTTGAAAATACATAATAATAAAAGACTTAAACCTGATTTCAAATATTATATTATATTATCATTTATATCAGAATGAGGTTTATTTATCTAATAATATTTTTATTTAATTATTATAGTCTTAGTTATTCCTTTAGATTTAATTTTGTTTTTCATAAATCACAAAAAAATATTATTTTGAAAGAGAAAAAAAAATCAATAGATTCACTTGAAAATGAAGATAATAAATTTCCAAAATTTAAACCAACAAAGAATTTAATCCGCCCCGCAGATTCACATTCTTCGGTGACAGAGACTGATAAAGAGATAAATACTATCCCCAAAGGGGCGGTTCATCGGTTTAAAAACAAAATTAACGGTTTTATTAAATTAATCAGACCAAAAAGTCTATTACCTACAATATTTTTATGTGGTGCAGGAGGATGGATAATGAATCCATCTGTAAATAATTTAATGCATTCTAAATCTTTTATTATTTCAACTGCATGCACTTTATTAATTCTAACAAGTAGTATGGTAATAAATGATGTATACGACGTTAATATAGATAAAATAAATAATCCATCCAGACCACTTGTAAATGGCGATGTAAAAATTTATGAAGCAATTATATTAAATTTAGTATTACTTGGGTCTGTGGAATATTTGAGTATAAATTTCTTAGAAGAAAAATTACAATTAATTATTAACTTTGTTATATTTGTAGTCGGAATTTATACATCATTATTAAAGAGAATCCCTTTAATTAAAAATATTTCCTGTGCGGCTATAGTTTCTTTGACTATATTTTTTTCAGGTTTGGCTTCATACGAGTCTACTTTATTACTTACAGAAAATAAAAACTTTAACATTCTTTCAGTTTTGATGAATATAATATTTTATGGTTCATTATCAAATGAAATATTGTTGGATATACGAGATTGTGAAGGGGATAAAATAAATCACATATATACATTACCTGTTATTTTTGGCAAAAAATTTGCTATGTTAACTGTAAACATTATTACAAATGTTAATATTTTTGCAAATGTATTATCAATAATGTATTTAATAAATTATAATTATGGATTATTATTAATAGTATTTTGCCTTCCATTATCAATTAATTTGGTAAATTTACAAAATCAAGAATATTCAGATAAAAATATAATGAAATTTGTAAATAGTACAACAAACTATTTGTTTTTTATATTATTATATTTTTGTTTTTTAGCAAATGGATGATAAAATGTATTCTATAAAATGATATAAAAATATATTAATTATAATTTTATAATGTCAATATGCAGAGCAATTGGTATTGATCTAGGAACGACTTATTCTTGTGTTGGCGTTTGGCAACACGATCATGTTGAAATTATTGCAAATGATCAAGGAAATCGTACTATGCCTTCTTATGTTTCATTTACTCAAGAAGAGAGGTTAATAGGCGAAGCGGCCAAATCAATGGCTGCGAATAATCCAAAAAATACAGTATTTGATGCAAAGCGACTTATTGGAAATAATTTTAATGATGAAAAGGTTCAATCTGATATGAAACATTTTTCTTATAATGTTATTAATAAAGGTGGAAAGCCTTTTATAGAGGTTGATTTTAAGGGGGAAACTAAGGTTTTTGCTCCAGAGGAAATTAGCTCTATGGTTCTTTCAAAAATGAAAGAAATTGCTGAGGCTTATTTGGGAGAAACAGTAACAGATGCAGTTATAACGGTCCCTGCGTATTTTAATGATTCTCAGAGACAGGCTACAAAAGATGCAGGAACTATTGCTGGTTTAAATGTTTTAAGAATAATTAATGAACCTACTGCTGCAGCAATTGCGTATGGTCTTGACAAAAAACATACAGGAGAAAGAAATGTTCTAATTTTTGATTGTGGGGGTGGAACTTTTGATGTGTCTATTCTTACTATTGAAGAATCTATATTTGAAGTTAAAGCAACTGCAGGAGATACACATTTGGGTGGAGAAGATTTTGACACGATGTTGGTTGAATATTTTATGGAAGAGTTCAAACGCAAACATAAGAAAGATATTTCATCAAACAAGCGTTCTGTTCGCCGTCTTAGAACTGCATGCGAAACAGCTAAAAGATCTCTGTCATCATCAACAGTTGCAAATATAGAAATTGATAGTTTATATGAAGGGATTGATTTTAATAGCACTATTACAAGAGCCAAATTTGAAAACCTATGTGATTCACTATTTAGAAAGACTATGTTGCCTGTGGAGCAAGTTCTCCGCGATTCTAAATTAGCAAAAAACCAAATTCATGAGATTGTTTTGGTAGGAGGAAGTACCAGAATTCCTAAGATTCAACAGATGTTATCTGAATTTTTTAATGGAAAAGAGTTATGTAAATCAATAAATCCAGACGAATGTGTAGCTTATGGAGCAGCAGTTCAGGCTGCAATTTTAACTGGATCAAAAGATCAAAAAATTGCCGATTTGCTTTTGTTAGATGTTTGCCCATTAAGTCTTGGACTAGAAACAGCTGGTGGAGTTATGACTAAATTAATTAATCGTAATACAACAGTTCCAGCAAAGAAATCTCAAACATTTTCTACTTATGCAGACAATCAACCGGGTGTACTAATTCAAGTATTTGAAGGAGAGCGAGCGATGACGAAAGATAATACTATTTTAGGAAAGTTCCAGTTAGATGATATTCCTCCTATGCCCAGAGGAATGCCGCAAATTGAGGTTGTATTTGATATTGATGCAAACGGTATATTAAATGTTTCAGCATCTGAAAAATCAACTGGTAAAAGCAATAAGATCACTATAACAAATGATAAAGGACGATTAAGTAAAGAAGAAATTGAACGCATGGTTGAAGAAGCAGAGAAATATAAGACGGAGGATGCTGAAGTTCGTGAGCGTATTGATTTAAAAAATCGCATGGAAGAACAAATATATCAAGCAAAAAATAATTTATCAAATATGGAAGAAACAGTAAAGGTTAAATTAGAACCAATTATTAAAGAATATGAGGATTGGCATAATAACAATCAAATGGCGTTAAAAAGTGAATATGAAGATAAAATGAAAGAAATGAGCGATATAATTTCAAATATTGCATCACAAATACCAGAAACCCCTAAAAAAGATGTTCCTCAAACAAGTGATGATGGACCAAGTATTGAAGAAATAGATTAACTTATTAAAGGTGAGGGATAAACCCAAATAAAACAAGAATTATACTAAAAATAATATAATTCTTGTTATTCTACAAATTATTTTTTATCAGAGGATTTTCTGTAATTTTATTATTTGAATTAGTTTTATCTAATTTTAACATAACAGATTTATAATTTGTTATTCTTTTTTCAATATCACTATAATCATCTCTTTGAACTACTGACATCGGAGTAATTAAAAACCAATTGTCGGTATATTGTAATTTAGTCCAATATTGGTCAATTGCGTATAGAGTGTGCTTTTGAGGCTCCTTTATTAAATTATTAACGCTTGTTCTAAAATTATCTATAAGCTTATCATAATATTCATTTTTAACTAAATACCCTGTTGTGGTTTGACACCAAGAGACCTTAACACTATAATCATTTGTAATGGAATATTCTTTAATATTATTTCCACCAAGCAAAACAACATCCCATTTTTCAACATTTTTAAGAAATCCGTCAATTTGCTTTATAAACAATTGTGGATCTAAAAATTGTATGTCATCTTCACATATTAAAATATGATCTAAATTATTTTCTTTTGCATTTACCAGACACTTCAAATGACTTAAACTACACCCTAATACACCATAATTCATTTTAATTGCGTCAAATCTTGTGTAATTTGTAATACCAATTGATTTTAACTGATTTTCAACGTGGTGTTTTCTATCCACACGATGTTGTAAATTTATATAAAAAACATTTTTAATATCATTAATACTTTTTAGATTTTTTGACATTATTTATATATTGAAATTCTTTTTATATTGCAATTCTTTTTATTTTTTATTTTTTTATTTTTTTCTTTTTATTTTTTTCTTTTTATTTTTTATTTTTTCTTTTTTATTTTATATTAAATTCATTTTAATATAAAAGAATTATACAATTTATATACAAATGACGAAAATAGGTATTTTAATTCCATCTACATCAAGGTGGTGTAATTGGTCAACATATCAAGAATCTCACTTATATAAATACACACTTAAAACTTTTTTGAAAACATACGACAAAGAACATCATTATATATTTTATATTGGAATTGACAAAGGTGATGAAATTTATGATAATGAAGATGTTAAAATAAAATTTAAACGTTTTTTATCAGTTATGAAAAATGTTGATATAGAATTTATATATATGGACGGTCTTGCAAAAGGACATTTAACTGTAATGTGGAATAGTTTATTTGAAAAATCGTACAATGATGGTTGTGATTATTTTTTTCAATGTGGAGATGATATAGAATTCAACACAAGTGGTTGGGTAAATGATTGTATAAAAGCTTTATTAAAATCAAAAAATGTTGGAGTTGCCGGTCCAATAAATAATAATGTTAGAATATTAACCCAATCATTTGTATCAAGGAAACATATGGAATTATTCGGGTATTATTTTCCTCCGGAAATAATTAATTGGTGTTGTGATGATTGGATAAATGAAGTATATAAGGAAATAAAATGTTATTACCCTCTACAAAACCATTTGTGTATTAATGCTGGTGGGCCGCCAAGATATATTATTAACAATGATATTAATATTAATCAGGACAATTTAGTTGAAAATACTGTAAAAATGAGGGAAGGATGTTCCGAAATTGTTAATAGAGATTTGGAAAGAATAAAATCTCAGTTGATTCTTGCATTTATTGAGTAAACTAATTCTTTGACATTAGAATTTAAATATATTAAAATATAATTTATAAAATGATTTTAACAGAGGATAAAATAATTGATTGGGTTGAAATGCAAGGAGGACTATTAATAACAAGACGAACACTAAATATAAACACATTTGATTTTAATAAATGTTCTGACAATACATTTGTTTGTATAACTGGGTATAATCAAATTATCAGTGATTTTTTTATAAGTATTATAAATAGATTTTCAAAGTGTGTTATTCTTATTATTATTGAATCTGATGTTGTATTTATAAAAGAAGAGTGGTTAAATAATATGAAACTTAAACATTGTTTTACTTGGAATAAACCTTTTCATCATCCAAAATTATCAGGATTGCCAATAGGATTAAATTATAATCGTCAATATAATGTTATAAACAAATGGTTATCTAACAATAACACTACTAACAATAACAGAAAATTATTATGTATGAATTATTCTCCTCAAACTAATCCAGAGCGTTCTAAAATAATTGAAAAAGCAAAAAATGAATGGACAAAATTTTGCGATATATTAGAATTTATTCCACCTTTAAGTTCAAATTACATTCCATCACATATTGAAGGTAAAATTAGAGTAGATGTTTCTAACCCAAAATGTTATGATGAGTGGACAAAGTATAATTTTGTTCTATCTCCTCCTGGAGCAGGTATAGATTGTCATAGAACGTGGGAAGCAATTCATATTGGCTGTATACCTATTGTTTTATCATCAAATTTAAATGAATTATATGAAGACTTACCTATAGTAATATTGGAGTCGTGGGATGAAATAAATGAAGAATATTTGGAGAAAAAATTAAATGAAATAAATTACAAAAAACAATATGGTCAATATAATTACAATAAAGTAACATATGAATATTGGGTTAATAAAATAAATGATATTATGAATTATAAACCAAAAATTCATTTTATGACATATGGAAACAACAAATTTGAAAATTCAAAGAGAAGATTATTATTAGAGGCAAAAGAGTTTGGCGAGTTTGCATCTATTAATGGGTATGGTCCAAATGATTTATCTAAAAAATTCATAGAAAAATATAAATATTATTTGGATCAATCTAGAGGAGGTGGATATTGGATTTGGAGGCCAGTTATAATACACGATGCATTAAAATTTATTAACGAAAATGATATACTTGTTTATTTGGATGCTGGTTGTAAACTTAATAAAGAAGGAAAAAATCGTTTTTATGAATATATCAATATGTTAAATAACTGTAAAAATAACTATGGAATAATGTCTTTTCAAATGTCTGGAAATAATGGACCAGGTGGATTAGAAATAGAAAAAAAATGGACTATTAAAGAGATTTTTGATAATTTCAACATAGATATGGATAGTGATATAGCAAATAGTGGTCAATATCTTGGGGGGATTTTAGTAATGAAAAAAAACGAACACTTGAAGAAATATATGAATATGTATGTTTCAACTGTTTTGACAAAACCATTACTATGCACAGATTTCTATAATAACAAACCACAAATAAATGAATTTCGCGAAAATAGACATGAACAAAGCATAACAAGCGTATTGAGAAAAATAATGGGTTCTGTTATAATTGATGGAGATGAATCTTGGATGGTTCCTTTTGGTGAAGGAGAATCATTAAAGTATCCATTTTGGGCAACTAGAATAAGAAGTTAAAATATACTTTTTATTATTTAGATTACACAGTACACAGAGTATTATTTCGTTTATTATAAAGAATAATTTTATATAAATAAATTATATAAAATTTATTATGGAAGAAAAGTCATTACCTTTAGTTAATAATTTTTCAGTAAAAATAGATATAGTTGTACCATCATACATAAAAGATTTTGATTGTATATTGGGATGTATAAAAAACTTATCCGAGCAAACAATTAAACCAAATAATATTATTATTTGTGTATCTGAAATAACAAATGAACAATTTATATTTTTAGAAAATGAAGTAAATAGTATGAATATGAATGTAAATGTTATTATAAATTATACAAGTAATAAGCAATGTGCAGCAGAAAATAGAAATAGAGGTATTCAATATTGTTTAGATTACACGCATCCAGATTATATTATGTTTTGCGATTGTGATGATGTAGTTCACACAAAAAAACTAGAAATTTTTTTTAAATGCGTAAAATATAACAAAAATATAAATTTACTTACACACAACTACACGCTTTCACAAGTTGATTTTGATATATATAGTGATGTAAATAATGATAAATCATTATTGCTATTATGTTATAATCATCCACATTGTTCAAATTTATACACTATACCAGAAACACATATTCATCATGGACATATTATAGTAAAAAGTGAATTATGCAAAGAAATAAAATATGATGCAACAATATTTCCTGGTGAAGATGGAAATTTTTGTCAAAAAATTAATACTAAATTTGGAAATGTGTATTCATATAATGAAAAATTGGTAAATTATTTACCTTATTAAAATACTAAATAAATTATTTATAACATTTATTATAGTCTAACATATATTTTCTAAAATCTGTTTTCTTATTTTCAATATCACTATAATCTTCCATTTGAACTACTGAGAGTGGAGTAATTAAAAACCAATTATCTTTTTCCTGTAATTTAATCCAGTATTTATCAATTGCATACATTTTTTTATTATCAGGTTCTCTCATTAGTTTCTGGCTACCTTCTTTGTAATTTTGAATCAATATATCATAATAATGTTCTTTCACTATATAACCAGTTGTAGTTAAACAATGATGTACTTTTATGCTATTCATTCCATTTTTTTCATAAGGTAACATATTATTTCCAGCAAGTAATATAACATCCCATGAATTATGTTTTTTATTTAATTTTAAAAATGATGTAAGTTGCGTTAAAAATAATAATGGATTTAAAAATTGTATATCATCTTCACATATTAAAACGTGAGGCCATTTATTATCTTTTGCCATTTGCAAACACTTTAAATGACTCATGCTACATCCTAATGCCCCATTTGATAATTTAATAGCATTAAATCTAATAGGTGATTTTATTCCGATTGATGCAAGTTGTTTTTCTACGTGTTCTTTTCTATCTGTTCTATGTTCTAAGTTAATATAAACAGTATGATCAAATATGCTTAACTGTGAGTTAGAGTCTTGATTATTATTTTCCATCGGTAAATAATAATTTATAATGTTAAACTGTGTTTAACCCTATTTTTTCCATACATAAATATATTCTTTATAATCATTTTTACTTGATTTTTTTAATAATATGGTTTCCAAAGCTGTACCAAATAACGGTTCTAAATTTTTTTTATATATTTTTTCATTAATATTAATAATATATATTCCTCCAGGTTGTAAATTATCCCAAAGTTTTTGAAATATTTCTTTATAAAACTTATTCCATTCATCTTGTGTTCTTTTCTCCATATGTTTATAGATTTCAATATTCTCATATGGAGGTGAAGTAAAAACCATGTCATATTTATATTTACTATAGTCTATCGTATTTGAGTCTTGAAATAAAAGAGTTATGTTTGACTGTGTTTTATCTTTAAAATCTTCAATTAGTTTATTATATCCAACTTCTAAATCACTGTTTAAATCAATCCCAATATAATTAATATTTTTAATCATTGCACCAATAAGTCGTCCACCAAACCCACAGAACGGATCCATAATAGAAATAGTTGGCGGAAAACGATTATAAATTTGAAGTGCATTTGTTATTTTAAATGCATTTATACGTCCGAAACACAACCCATAACAATAATAATATTTTTTTATAATATTATCCTTATAACGATTATTATTGTCGCAATAAGTAAGTAATGTTTGAATATATTTTTTAGATTTATAAAAATCTACATCATTTACAAAGTTAAAAAAATTAATACCCTTATTACCAATTGTTTCTATTCTCTCTTCAAAGAAATAATAATCTAATATTTTGCAGCCGATTCGGCTTCTACCATTTAAATTTTCTATTTCATCGTTTGATAATTCGCGAAGGTCAAACCAGTCTTTTTCAGAATCCTGGCGTGTTACATTCTTAAGTTCCTTAATAATTTGACTTTTATCCATTATGTTGAAGAGAGAAAATAGTTTCTATTTTGTTTATATTTTTTTTGATGATAAATATAAAAAAGTAATGAAATGTAACAAATAATAGGCGTTTGAAATGTGAAAATAATATTATTTTTATTATATTATAATTCTATGTGGTACCAGAATGATAAAGATTGTTTTCTCTAAATTCAAATAATAATATTGGAAAAGTAAAACCAAATAACGTTTTGGGAAATATTATTAGATGACAAAAATGAAAGAAACTGCACGATGTTATGCAAAGCTATATTATAATATTTTATCATTTTAACTAAAGATATGTTGAATCAATTAGTTCACGTCTTATAATTCTAATTTTGTCTGCTTTTAATTTTTTTGTTTTATTAAAGGCAATACAATTGCAATAAAACATGAGTCAATTAAATATATTTCACTACTATTTTTTATAACGTCTATATAATACGAGACATTATTTACACCATTGGATATTTACAACGCCTAATTTAATAATTTTGTCCATCGCCGTGCCTAGCATCATAATAAAAACATATATGATCAACATATACACTATTTGTATGATGTAATGCTCTTAACCAACAATCATAGTCTTCGCTACCATTTTTTAGACATTTCATATTTAGACATTTCATATTATTTATTTTATCTAATATAGTTTTTTCAAGTACAACTGAACTACATATCATACAATTGTGTATTTTTAAAAAATCTAATGTCCATATGTATGGAAAACCATTATTTAAAATACTACTTCCTTTATTTTTATAAATAGTCTGTAAAGTACTATAATAATGTTGGGCATTATATATTTTATATTTTTTTTTAGAATCATAAATACCATATCCGATTAATCCATCAGTAGAAGACATTTTACAGCCTGTTTCTTTCATAGCATTAATTTGAATTTCTATTTTATTTGGAAACCATATATCATCATCGTCGCAAAAAGCAATATATTTACCAGACGATAATTCAATACCCTTATTTCTAACAAACCCAGCACAAGCATAACCAAGAATATCTTTACTATTTTTTTCTAAATGTATTATTTTTATATTATTTGTTTCCCAAGCGTAATCATAGTATTCATTTTGCGTTGATTTATCATTTACTACAATAATTTCAATATTTGAATAAGTTTGTTCTTTTACAGATTTTATTGTATTTAATAAATAATTAAATCTATTATATGTTGGAATTACTACGCTTACTTTATCCATAATATATAAAATATATTTTATATTATTTTATATTTAATTTATTTAAAAATTTATATTTAAACATAAAACAAAATGTTAAATTAAAAATGTCTGTTTGTCCACCAATTTCAATAGGCGAGTTATGGGATAAGTACTCTATTTTACTTATTAAAAGAGAGAAAATTCAAAATATAGAAAAACGGCAAATTGTTCAACATGAGATTGAGTTGTTAGAAGTTTTAATGAATAATTATTCATATGTAGATAATGAATGTTTTATTAATTTGAAAAAAGTTAACGAACGGTTATGGGATATAGAAGATAAACTAAGAATAAAAGAAAAAGACAAGTATTTTGATTCGGAGTTTATAGAATTGGCTAGGTCTGTATATTTTACTAATGATAAAAGGGCAGAAATAAAAAACGCTATAAATAAAATACACAATTCAAATATTTGTGAAGTTAAAGAATATGTAGAATATAATTAAAAAAAATATAAAAGAATTATATAATAATAATTATTATGACTAATTACTGGGATGACCGTTTTTAAAAAAACATAGATACTAATGTAAATACTATTTTTGAGGTTGGTGCAAGATATGGTGATGAGTCCTTAAAACTTTCTGAGAATTTTCCAAGCGCTAAAATATACTCTTTTGAGTGCAATCCAAATACAGTAGATATATGTAGAAAAACCCTTGAAAATAAAAAAAATATTACATATATACAGTGTGGTTTGGGAAACGAAAATATAACTCAACCGTTTTACTCTTATAATTGCGATAACGATGGTGCATCATCATTTTTACAAAGAATAGACGCGGACACAACTCAAAAAATAACCGGATATATTGAAATCAAAAAACTTTCAGATGTTATGCAAGAAAACAATATTTGTGATATAGATTTATTATGCATGGATGTTCAAGGATTTGAATTAAATATATTGAAAGGAGCTGAAAATAAATTAAAAAATATAAACTATATAATTATGGAAGAACCAAAACCAATTATAAATACTAATTATTTACCACCAAACGTTTTTTCAAAATATATTAATGCACCGTCTTCTCGTGAAATATAAGAGTTTATGATAAAAAACAACTTTATAGAAATAACTCGGTTAGAAGAAAATGGAATTGAAGATAATGTTATGTATAAAAATTTATCTGCGAACTCCACCTAAACCAATATTAGCGCTTGTAGTCGCTTTAGGTCTTGCACCTATCATATGAGCATATTGTGGTGAAAATATAGTTGTCGGAGTTTGTTGTGAAATTAATCGTTGATTTGGTTGAAATTTATTATGTCTTTTTTCCATTTCTCGTTGTTTTTGAACCATCATTATTCTCTCATCAGCCATGGGATTATATGGAATATTCTTCCATTCATTTGGAGAAATTTGAGTTTTAACTGTAGATTCACGGTCTGGAAATACAACCTTACTAATTGGTTCTCTCAAATCATATTCATGATAAGAATCTGTTTCAAATCTAACCATCGTCATGAATGAAGATACATTTACTATAAATATATGGTTGCTGTCTATTATATATTTATTATCAGCAGGATTTAATGACTCTTTATCTATTGTAAACAACAATTTATGAATAGTTCTTAACCCATCTTGTCCATTATCAGTCTTCATGCGTTGCGGATCTCTTCTAGAAACAAGACGTGAAACCCCATCAAATAATTGTAGAATTTCTGGACTACCAATTGTATAGAAGTTACTGCGGTCAATTTGAAGTTCATATGCTAAACATCGTTTTTGTAAGGATGCATCTTCCATTCCCCATCCCCAGTAGTTAGGGTAACCATTTATGAGTTCAAAATCAGACCCTTTTATAACAACTATTCCTCCTAAAGCAGTTTCAAAACCGTAATAATGTTTAACAACCCCTTCATTAGTTTCATAATCAAATAACTTGTGAAATGGTAATGTGTCCACATCATTAAATATAAAAGAAATATCTTTATAATTCTCTGGATATTTTTCCTTGATTGCTAAAAATCCGATATTTTTCATTGCACCTCTATTAAAATTTCTAGAGTCACATTGATGGACAAATAAAATTTCATAATCTGTATGTCCTTCAAGGATGAATTCCATTTGCTTACAAAAAAAGAATTTTTGTTGAATTCGGTCTCTATAAGGAACAACAAAAACTCGTTTTGGTGGTTGCATAGTAGTAATATCGGTCATTTAATAGTAAATTTATTTTTATTTTTAATATTAAATGCAAAAATAAAATGCAAAAATAAAATTCAAAAATAAAATATACTATATAATAAATAAATGAACAATAAAGAAATCTTTAAAAGTATTTGCAATAATCATATAGATTTAATAAGACGATTACAACTTCCTAATATTGAATTGAATAAAGAAAACGAGGCGGTGTTAATAGAATTTAGAGAACTACCTCATATTGAATTTATTATTAGAAATAATATTCATAAACTAGGAGATATATTTTCACATACGATTGTTTGTGGTAATTCAAATTATGAAATGATTAATAATATATGTAAAAATATCTCAGATAATATAAAAATTATAAATCTGAATGTATATAATTTTAATATAAATGACTATAATAATTTATTACATAGTTATTTTTTTTGGAACTTATTAGTTGGTGAAAAAATTTTGATATACCAAGAAGATTCAATTATATTTAAAAACAACGTTGCAGATTTTTTAAGATATGATTATATTGGCGCCCCTTGGAAATTAACAGATAATATAATTAAATCTCCTAGTATAGGAAATGGTGGTTTTAGTTTAAGAAGTAAAAAAACTATGTTAGAAATATTATTTAAAAAAAGTAGACTTTTAAAGTTTTTTGTTTCTGATGATGTTAAAACGCATTTTAGTGGAATTAAATTGGATAATGTACCAGAAGATTGGTTTTTCTCCAAAAGCGCTTTAATATTAAATTGTTATATTTTACCTGATATAAAAACGGCGAGTTTATTTTCAACTGAAAATATTATAAATTTAGATAGTTTTGGAGGGCATCAATTTTGGAATAATGATAAAAAATGGATAAATAGAATGAAAGTATTAATGAGAGAAATAGGTATTTTAACTGGAGATACAATTGTAAATGATAAAAGATAAAAGATAAAAGATAAAAGATAAAAGATAAAAGATAAAAGATAAAAAAAACATAAATAAACATAAATAAACATAAATAAACATAAATAAACATAAAAAATTATATCGCCAAAATATAAATAAATTATAAAAATGAAATGTTGTATTTGTGGAGCAGTTAAAAATGTCGGTATATTTTTAGATAGAATTTTTGAAAATATGGAAAAAATTGGAGAACTATTTGAAGACTATGTTATTATTTTATCTTATGACAATTCAGATGATGACACACTCCAAAAAATCAAAGAATATCAAGAGAAAAATTTGAGATTAAAGTTTTATGTAAATAAATCAGAATTAAGTGCTTATAGAACACATCGCATCGCTTTTGCTAGAAATATATGTTTAGAAATGATTCGTAAAAATTATAGCAATTTTGATTTTTTTATTATGATGGATTGCGATGACGTTTGTAGTGGAAATATTAATTTAGATCCAATTAAAAAAAATTTAGTTAAAGACGAATGGGACGCGTTGTCGTTTAATAAACCTGATTATTATGATGTATGGGCATTATCAATTCGTCCTTATGTTTTTAGTTTTTTACACTTTCATCCAAGCGCTCAAGATAAAATGAAAGATTATATACATAATATAATTAAAAATACTCCACCAGATGAATTAATAAAATGTTCTTCCGCATTTAATGGTTTTGCAATTTATCGCACAAATAAATTTTTAAACTGCAAATATGATGGAAGAATACGCCTTGATTTAATACCAAAATCTTGTTTACAAAAAAATGTTAAAGTAAATAACTCTCCTATTGTTTGTAAAGAATTGTGTGGATCTGGCGTTAATACACGTTATGAAGACTGTGAACATCGCGCATTTCATATGCAAGCAATTAAAATTAATGGATCCCGAATTCGCATTTCTCCAGAAATTGTATTCAGTTGATAATGTTATTTCATTACACTAAATATACTAATAAAACAATTATAATTATTAGTATGTTTACATAAAATTATTATAATTTCTTTGGAAAAACCAATAACCAGATTCTTTGGCTTTATTTATATTCATAGAATCATCATTTGTATGAAGAACTCCTATTATTTTATCATCTTGATTGTGTAATACTTTTTTATATTTTGGTTTATTAAAAAGTGCCGATAATACAATCTCTTCTGGAAATATTGAAAGAAATGGTGTTCCTAGTTCCACCATGAAATAATAGTCTTTTACCATATCATTAATTACATCATCGTCAAAATTTAAACCAAAAATAATAGTTGATACATAACATGCGTTAACTATATTAGTATCAGTTATATAATTTAATAATTTAATTGTATTATTAAAAGCCATCGCTTCAAAATCATTATTTATATAATAAAAACTAGTTAGTATTTTATTATTATCTAGTTCTTCAAATAATTTTACAGGATTTTTAATTGGAATGCACGCAGAATCTATCCAAATTACTTTGTTAAATCCAATTTTTTTTGCCTCTAACATCATAAATATTTTAAAACAATATGGCACACCAGCATATTTCATTTCTTTTCCTGTAGGATTTGGAAATCCTCCATTAAATAAATAAAAATAACCATTAAATCCAGTTTTCTCCAAATAGTCTTTAATACTTTGCGATGCGATGTATCTAGTATTTTTCTGGCCAGAATCATCTAAATCATGTTTTGTGGTATGATTAATTGGTGTGCAACATACAAAACAATTCTTATCTTCACCAGTTCCTATTTTATATAAATTTTTAGTAGGAAAAATATTATTTGAAATATCTATTAATTTTTGTGTTATACCTCTTGAACAACGTTTTTTGAAATCAATAAACTCATATAATAAATGTTTTGGAGGGAAATGAGACATTAATAAATTGTCAATACTCTTTTCTTCTAATTTTTTTTGAATATTAACATAATCATCATTTGTATAGTCCTCTTTATCTTCTATATTTATTTTGAATGGATTAATAATCATAATTAATAATTAATAATTAATGATATTTTTAATATTATTTTTAATAAAAACAATATTTTTATACTTATTGTACCTAACACGTATATTTTTTTAAAATAACAGCTGGAACTAATCCATCTTTAATTTTCTCTATTTTTTTAAAGCACTTATTAATAGTAACCTCGCTAATTTCACTTACATTTTTAACATCCCTTTTACTAATATTTAAATTACACGTTTGAGCAATAAAATATACAACCCCTGCTGCAATTGAATGTGGTGTATTTTCTGGCATAAGTCCGTGCTTCTCTATTTTCATTGATATAAATTGACTTAATTTTGTAAGTTCAGAGTTAATATTCAGTTTTGAACAATAACGCTCAATAAACGCCTCTGGTTTTGTTCTACAAAATGATGTTTTCTCATTATTCTGCATGTCCTTTTCAAGGTTGTTAATAATAATTTGAGCATTTTTACAGCCTTTTGTTGCACTTGTTACATCTAAGTGAAATATAGTTGCAATCTCTTTTGCTGTTCTCGGATAATTATTTATTCTACATGAGATGTAAATAGATGCAGCCAATATTCCGTCACGGTTATCTCCTCTGAACGTTAAATCATATTCGGATATTTTCTTATGATATCTTACCGCATCATCAATTATAAGTTTTGGCATTCCTGAATTTTGAGCCATTATAGTAATTCTTTGAAATTCATCATATTGTGATTTTTCTTTATAAGGCATAGATTGCCATTCTGTATAACGTCTAATCTTTCTCATTTCATATGACGTTGATCCGCAACATAAAACTTTACAACCAAATGACGATTCTTGTAAAAGAGGATTTATTGGCATACCACACCGAGTGGGATCATTACCATGACTATCTTCCGCTCCGTAATATCTCCATTCAGCACTCTGATCTACAATATCTTTATAAATAATACCACATTTTGTGTTTGTACATGTTAAGAATCCTTCATCTGAAAATGCTAAATTATATTCACATCTGTCACATTTTTCTCTGTCTCCACAAGATCTATAAATACATTCTAAAGGAGTTTTTGACTTAGATTCATTATCTACTTCAGAATCAAATATATTCCATAATTCAGTTTTATTTATTTGTTTATTGTCTTTTCTTTTTTTACTTTGTTCTTTATTCATTCTTTCTACTTTTCTTATTGAAGAGATATTTTTATATCAATTTTATTTTATATTTTTATTGGTCTTTATTTTATTTGTATTTTACTGGTATTTTATTTGTTGTAATAGTATATGGGAAATAGTATTTCTTTATATTCAAATGTTCAATTAGGTGGAGATAACCTCGGTTCTAAATCGGAAGAAAAAGAAAAAAATATAACACTAGGAGATACACTTGATTTTATTGCGAGTTATTATATTTTAACAATGGATTTTAAGACTTTAAGCCAATTGCATGAAAAAAAATATTGTGAAGATCTAGTTGTTTTATCTGCAGATATCATCAATAAATATTTTAATTATTTGGATGTTAAAAAACTTGCACAACGTATTGAATATGGGGTGGATGATTCAGAAAGAGTATTTTTCTTCAAAAAAGATGATTTACAAAATACTGATATTGATACTGATATTGATAGTGAAGATAAAAAAGAATATTGTATTGAAATAGCAAAATTTTATATTAAGATCGCTCATGTATTTTCAGCAATTGTTACCACAATTAATCCTGAATATATTTATAAGGATTCATTCGGAAATATTGTTAAAAGATCATTAATGCAAAAAGATTCTATACCAGAAAACGCAGAAGTTACTGTTTCTAAAATTAATTTATGTAGTGAAAGGATAAATGCACTTAAAGGTAGTATTGATAAAGTAAATAATTCAGATTATGAAGATGGTGATAATGACGAAAAAATAACTATTCATCCAGATATTTGTAACGTAAATTTAGATAATAATAATGAAACAATAAATCTAAATGATGAACCTGGGATAAACGAATTAATAGAACTGTATTTTGATGAAGACTATGATTTTAAGACTGGTAAATTTATGGGAATGACAATTGAAACCGAAAAACAATTTCAAAACGACTTAAAACGATTTTATTCAACATTTACGGACAATCATGAAATACCATTAAATATAAAAAAATTTAGCGATATTAAACTGAAAGATTATAGTAAAAAAGATTTTTGTGATGGAAAAAATAGCTTGAGTGTTTCAGGATCATATAAAGATGAATTATTTGTTAAATATGCTAATAATTTAAAATCTATGATAAGTTCGGTAAATGCACGTCAGGATGAATTATTATCAATTATAAACAAAATTTTTGTATACGTTTTAGATCCCATAACAAAACAAGAAATAATTCGTATTAATCCAGAATTAACTGAAAATTTACTGAAAAAAATAATTGTGACTACTAGAAATCTAATTATTGAACTTTATCTTAAATGTGAAACCGATTTTGTTGAAGGTGTTAAAATATATGAAGCCATAGTAGAATCACAGATTCTTGATACAACTCAAAAACACATTAAAAAATTAGAGAACGAACGGGACAAGCTTATACAATCATATATTCCAAATAAATAATGCAATCACTAAAACTTATAAGTATATCTATATCTATATAGGTAAGCTTAATGTTAAGTCTTTAATAATTTGGAAGCACATTAAATCTCTATTATCATTTTCATATATATATTCTCCAACAAATCTGTAATTTTCATCGCTATATTTTGTTAAAAAATTTCTACAGGTTGGTTCAAATTTATGAAAGGTTGCATGTATTACAGCATTATCTTTGATGATTGGATAAATGTTTAATTTTAGAAAATCTTGATCATACATATAGTCACCATTTTGAATAAAAGTATTCATGATTTCCTTCCAACTAGAAAGAGATGGAATTTTTCTAGTTCCAAACATTCCACCTAATATCAAAAAATTATGAAACGGATGGTCTCTCATTATATGAAATATCTTATCGGTTTTTAACCAATCATCTACTGCCAATTTTTCTCTTAATGTAAATCTAGTATCTGTGTCTCTGGACATCATAATTTCTACATCTGGTTCGTCAATTGCTTCAAACCGCCACATCATTGGTTTTATAATGTGCAAATTTCCAGTCTTAAATATAATTTTTACATTATTAAAGTTGCTTAAAATGTAAATAATTTCCTTTGGTACAGAATCTATATGGATATATATCCAACATTCAAAATCTGGATAAAATTTTTTTGCCAATTCTACATTTTTTATAGCACCTATTGTATATTTTGGTTGATCTCCCCATAAACTAAAAGTAAGTACTTTTTTCATTATACGTTTTATTGTAGTAAAATAATCATTTTTATATTTAAGTACAATCGCGGTTAAAATTATATTTTTATGAGTTATTATTATTTATTATTTATTATTTATTATTTATTATTTGTAATAAATAATAAAAATCCATTCAATAATTAAATGGCTTTAATTTGTTCGCTTATTGGCGGCTGGCGGCAGCGGAACGGGAAGCGGCGGCGGAAGCCATGCGGGCAGCAGCGGCGGCGCGGGAAGCAGCGGCGGAAGCGGAGCGGGCAGCGGAAGCTGAGCGGGCAGCGGAAGCGGAGCGAGCAGCAGATGCCGCACGAGAAGCCGCGGCAGAAGCAGCGCGGGAAGCAGATGCGGCGCGGGAAGCAGCGCGAGCAGCAGAGCGGGAAGCCATAGCCTTGGCTTGACCGCCTTTACGGTGATGACGACGATGAGTTTTTGCCATTTATATATATTGTTTATAAAAAAAAATAATTAAAAGGATTTTTCTAAATATCTTAAATATTTTTACCAAACTGTATTTGTTGATGGCCAATACATTTTATCCCCTTTTTGAATATTGTATAAACTCCTAAATAATTGTAATCTAGACAATGGAACATTTGCTCTATATTTATCCGGTGGGTGGGGATTAGTTTTTAATTGAGCTTCAATAGCTTCTTTATAAATATGTTGTCGTTGTTGCATAGCAAAATAAACGTAAAACGCTTGGAATGAAAGAGATCTAATAGGTATAATATCTTCGTTATAATCTTGAAAATCTCTTAAATATTCCGTACAAATTGCCATCGCAGAAATATCTGCTAAATCCTCCCCTATACTTGGAGCTGCATCAAATTTAATTTTATCATAAGCAGCAAATGTTTCATATTGCTTAATAATGTCATTTTGAATAGCTTTAAATTTTATTTTGTCTTCTAAACTCCACCATTCATGTAAATTACCTTTATAATCATATTTACTTCCCATATCATCAAGAGCATGAGACATCTCATGAGCCAAAGTGAAACCAATATGTGACAAGTTATACTCTATTCCTCTTTCATCTAAATCTACAAAAGGTTTTTGCAAATAACCAAGTGGAATATAAATAGAATTTTGCGTTGGTGTATACATAGCATTTACTATGTAGGCTTGTTGACCTATTAACTTAAATGCATTCCAACTTATTTGAGGAATATCAACTACATCTGATCCTTCTAATGAAATATATTTGTAGGTTCTCCAATTTGTAATTTTCATTAAATTACCCCAAGGATCATCTGACTTGTAATCTAGTAATGGATCATCCCTCATATTTTTTGGAACAGCAATATTTAATTTCATCGTTTTTAATTTAAGAAGAGCGTATTCTTTAGTTTTTTGTGTTAACCACGTATTTCTAGATATTATTCTTTTAAAAACTGTTATTAAATCAGTTCCCATACTTTGCACATAATTTATAACAGATTCTTTTTCAAATTTCTTTACAAATTCGTTTGTTAAAAATGTATTAAATGTTATAGACATACCAAATATTGGGTATAAATCCCATGGAAAATGCCCAGGAATCCCATGCAAATATCTTCCATTAAAATTATAATGAATGTAAACAAATTTTTTATCAAATCGTATCATTTGACGTAAATAAATATATATCCAATAACTTCTCCATCTCTGAGACTTCCAATTATCTTTTAATAACGTACAAATACATTTTAAGTAATTTAAACTGTCACATATGAAAAAATCGGGTATCTTTTTATAACCAAGATATTTTGCGAATTGATACCAATTAAAACCATATTTTTCAAAAGCTTCATCTGTTTTTACAACATTATAAAAATCGGGAGAATCATTTTTAACCGAATCGCAACCCATAGAATATAAAATTTCCTGCTCAACTTTAAAAACATCATTTCCACTTAATCCGTGTTTTTTTCCAAGACATGCATTAAATATCATATCCACATATATAACATATTTATCTTGAACATCTTTTCTATATTTTATAAATTCTTGAGTTTTTCCAGAAGAGTCGTCTAAATATAATTCAGGATCATATAATGACAATTCCGGGAGAGAAATATAATTGCGAAATACAGTTGCGTTTTTATCATCTGCCATAACTTTCCAATGAATTGGACACGCCCAACGAACCATTTCATTATGATTAATATGTGCCATATATCTCCACAAATCATCGTTTTCTATAAATTCATCATGTTTTACAGGTACCTTCTCAATATGTTTTCTTGTTGTTTTTGGATTAAGATTTAATAAAGATGTATACATATTTTTTATTAATTGAGCCTTTTTATCTTTGTTATTTTTAGTATAATCTTCAATAATAGATATTAATTCTCTATATACTTTATCCTGGGTTACCCTAAAATCATCTATCTGAACATAATATCTTTGGTCTTTTGGAGCAACAAATGCCTTTTTTTTTGTATCCATTAACCAAATATAATTTATATATGTGTAAAAATCACTTCGCGGAGTTACCTTAGTTGGTGAAAATGGTTTTTTAAATAACTCAATAAGTTCCTTTTCAACATCTCCACCAGGAGTTAATACATGATCCAGTCTGTTTGACCCCACTCTTCCATCCATTTTTTTATTTTTTTTTGTTATTTTTTTGTCTTTATTGTCTCTTAACTTTAATTTTTGAGAAGACTCATACTGTTTTTCAAAACTATGAAATGTAAATTCCTGTTTACATTTTTTTTTTGTTTTATTGTTATTGTTATATTTATTTCTATTGTTATATTTATTTCTATTGTTATATTTATTGCTATTGTTATATTTATTGCTATTGTGGTTTTTATTATTATATTTTTTAAATCGTTTAATATTTTTATTTGTATCTTTTTCCATATTATATAATATACAGATAAATATCAAAACGTGAAAGCAAAAATATAATATTTATATTTAAATTTTAATTAAACTTATTTCCCAACGTATTTATTAAATCGTCGTTGTATACTAAATTCCCTTGAGGTTTATATGATGCTATTGGTGTATATTTTTTTTGATTTTGCATTTTTACAGAAAACGATTGCTGATTTTGATTTTGATTTTGATTTTGATTTTTTGTTTTAAACATCATTTCCTCTAATGTTTTTGGTTGATCTCCGTTAGTTATTGAATTGTTTTTAACGTCTTCACTTCCTAACTGATTTCCATTTTCATCAATAATTATTCCTGTTTTTTTCTTTAGCTCATTTCTTACATAAGATGGTATAAAATGTTTCCACGAAATCATTAATGTATTTGGATGAATATAACGAACTGCAAAACCATTATCCTTCAATTTATCAACTAAATAAGCTATACAAGCACCTTGATCATATTTCGGAACACCAATCATAATTTCTGGAACAACGTACCAGCAAAATTGTTCATCTGTTTTTTGCCTAGCAGTTGTTTTAATTCTAACGTGTATTCTATTTAATAATTTATTGTATAAAGCAAGTTGACTTAAATCATATTGTCGTTTTCTCTCATATAATTCATCTATGTTTAATTTTTCAGAAAAATCTGAAACATTTTCTAGAGTAAAAATATTTGCCATTTTCTTTGTTTACTATTGACTAGAAAAAAGTTTTTTAGTTTAATTTTATTTGTTGCAAATTATATTAAACATATTTAATATAATTATTACATATATTATGACTATTAAACATCTCGTTATACCAGGCGGTGGACCAATTGGTATTAAAGCTCTAGGTGCATTACAATATCTTGAACAAAATGGGTATTGGAGTATTAATACAATTGAAACCATTTATGCTACTTCCGCTGGAGCAATTATATCAGTATTATTATGTCTTAAATTTGAATGGGAGACAATAAACGATTATATTGTAAAACGTCCATGGAATGACGCTTTTCAAATTAGCGTTAATCAAATATTTGAAGCCTATTCAAAAAAAGGACTATTTGATAAAAATATTGCTGAAATTTTTTATAAGCCGTTTTTCAAAGCCAAAGATATTTCTATGGAAATAACCATGAAAGAATTCTATGAACTTTCAAATATAGAAATTCATTTATTTTCACTTGATATAAATACTTTTATTCTTGAGGATATATCCTATATTACACATCCCGAATTGCAACTTTTGACGGCGGTTCAAATGTCTTCAGCTATACCTATACTAATTTCACCAGTTTGTATAGATGATAAATGCTATGTAGACGGTGGAGTTGTTTGCAATTATCCAATTAATCAATGCATTTTACGCGCCGATAATATAAATGAAATATTTGGTTTAAGAAATAGATACATCAAAAAAAATGAGAATGTTGTTAAAACTACATCAACTATATTGGAATACATTATGAATTTTATTAGTAGATTAGTAAATAACGTAGCTTTAAAACCTGAAGATAAAAAATTGCAGAATGAATTAGTATATGACGCGGATTTAATGAACTGGTCAAATATTCAACTTGCTTTATCTTCAAAAGAAGAACGACAACGATTAATAGATTCTGGAATTGAAGCTGGAATGGGATTTTTAGAAAATATCAGGGAATTATCAAAAAATCCAATAGAGGATAATGTTGAATTAGACAACTGTGTTTAAGAATTGTGTCAACGTAGCTTTTGATGGTTTAGCATCATAATCTATAATTTGATTGTCTTTTATTAATTTAATTGTAGGATATCCTTCAATCTTGTAAGTATTCATCATTCTTTCTACATCTGGAGATTCGTTCGTACAATTTACTTCTGTAAATATAATTGTATATCCATGAATTTGTTTTCCGTTATATTCAGCCTTTACCTGTTCCCATTCTGGTTTCGCTGTCTTACAATGTGGGCACCAATCTGTATAAAATAACATTATTTCTGCCTCTTTTCCAGATGTGTTTTTTCCAACTTGATTGTGTTCACTATTTGCTTTATAATTTGAATTCATAGGAGAGTTAATATAATTTTTATATGTGACAAATCCAAATACTGCTAAAACTATAACAAATACTATAATTCCTATTGTTGACCAGCTTAACGATGTAAAAGAATTTTTCATTCCAGAAAAGATTCCAGACGAAGCACCTCCGGTGCTTGTTGTTAAAGATGGCATAAAACGAACATTTTTACTCATGTTGTATTATATATATTAATTAAGAATAAAATACACGTTACTCTAAACGAAATAAAGACAACCTATTTATATTAAATAATGATATTTAGAAAAAATGATGGTTTACTTATAGAAATTAATAAGAGTGATTTTAAGAATGACTTTTTGTTTTATGAAAAAATAATGAGTATTAAGACCAAAAAAGAGATTAAACAAAAAAATGTAAAAGATGCCTTTATTGTTAAACCGTTATCTAAAGACGGCGCGTATTCAAAACAGGCAATTAATAGATTAATGAAAGATTTTTCTTAGTAAAATTTTTTATATACGTTTAATGTAATACTATGTCATCAAGATATAAAAATACAAATAAAAATACAAATAAAAATAAAAATAAAAATAAAAATAAAAATACAAAAACTAGAAAAAATTTAGGAAATAAAAGGGTTTATACTAAAAATGAATACAATAGTGGAGATGGTATGTTAACAACTGTATGGGGGCCAAGTGTTTGGCATTTTCTTCATACGATGAGCTTTAATTATCCTGTAGAACCTACATCTCAACAAAAACATTACTATCGCAATTTTGTATTAAATTTAAAACATGTATTGCCATGCAAATATTGTAGAATGAATTTAATTACAAATTTTAAACAGTTGCCTCTTACTATGAATGATATGAAAAATAGAGAAACATTTTCTCGTTATATTTATGATCTGCATGAATTAGTAAATAAAATGCTTCATAAAAAATCAAATTTATCATTTTGTGATGTTAGGGAACGATATGAACATTTTAGAGCAAGATGTACAGATGAAAAACCTAAATTATTCAAATTTACAAAGTTAAATAGAACAAAAAAAAATAAAAAAGAAAAAGGTTGCACGGAACCACTTTATGGAAAAAAATCAAAATGTATTATAAAAATAGTTCCACAAGACGAAAAGGGATCTACTTTTCAAATGGATAAAAAATGTGTTAAAACTAGAGGATAATAAAAATAACTATTTTAATTGTAAAATATTTATTTGATTATATTTGCTTGTATATATTTTGCATACTTTATTACATTCCAAATGTTGAAAAATCACTCAATACAGGTACTGGTAAATAACCTGGACTTCCAGTTGAGTTAAAATTATTAGTAGGTTGATAATTTCCATAAGAATCTCTGTAGTTATGTTGATGGTAATTATTGCTATTGTTATTGTATCCATACTGATTTCCATATTTATATTGGTTCATATGTCTGTTGTTATCATACCCATACTGATTTCCATACTGATTTCCATATTTATATTTTTTCATGTGTGAATCATAATTGTTATAACCATTACCATTATTATTTCCAGACGAAGATCTATTTTCATTTAATTTATAATTGAGTACTTTTTTGCAATCAAACATTGGTTCAGGGCATCTTGCACACGCTGGACAGGGTGGACATTTTTCTGTGCGAGGACAAGCCGAGGATGTTGGACATGCTGGGCAAACAGGAGGTATAACTTCGGATTTAAGAATGTATAAATCTTCATCTCCAGGCGGAATCATATTCTTAGATACACCTTTTGGTAAAGTATTATTGTATACTGAATTATTTATTGGAGAATTAGAAGATGACATAGACTTAGACTTAGACTTAGAGTTAGTATTATTACCTTGTGCGAATGGAGTTGCCGTATATGATGATTCTGGGGTTTTTTTATCATAATTGTAATTGTAATTGTAAGTATATGTATTTGTTGCTGTATATATAATAGTATCTCCATTTGATTTTGTAACTTCAATCGCGTATTCCCCATCATCTCCAGTAAAAAATCTAGCGGATCCACCATTTGGTCCATAAAATGTAGTATTGCTAAAGGCTTTCATTAAACTAATTACATTATTTGACTCATCTTTTCTAGTAGTGGTTGTTTCGTTAAATTGTGGTAATTTTGGAATATACGTTGTTGTTTGTCCATTACTTCCCGTTACTACAATTGAAAAATCACCGTCATTATTTGAAACATTTGCTTTGCTTCCGTTCGGACCATAATATATAGTTGGCGCGGATGCTCTGCTATAATGATCGTAATTATCATAATTATAATATTTTTTATAGTTATCATTATTGTTATCGTTATCATTATCATTATTACTTGCGTCTGTTACACCAGACTCTAATTTAACCACATCTGTCTCGTATTTAGTCGCTGCATTTGTATATCCCTCTCTGTTACATGCGCCTCCTAAAATAGGACACAAAATTAATACTGATATCAAAATAATTAAAAGAAACAATGTACCATTTTTAATTAAATTCATTCGTATAATTTATATAGTGAAAAAATTTATTATTGTTATTAACAAATACAAAAACAAATTGATCTCAATTAACTTATAAATATTATAATGTTAATTTAAGTTAAGATAAGATAATGTCGGAAAATGAAAATAACGAAGAAGTTATTGTCCCTATAAAAAAAACACGCGCACCAAGAATTAAAGCAGAACCATTATTAAAATGCTATTTGGATGACTCAAATATTATTGAAATCGGTGTTGATGAAGTTGGACGTGGTCCTCTTTTTGGTAGAGTTTATACCGCTGCTGTTATTTTACCTAAAGATGAAAGTTTTGATCATTCTAAAATGAAAGATAGTAAAAAATTCCACTCTAAACAGAAAATTCAAGAAGTTTCTGAATATATTAAAGAGAATGCAATTGCTTGGTCTGTAACATATGAAGACGAAAAAACTATTGACGAAATTAATATTTTACAAGCTACACAAAAATCTATGCACAAATGCATTACTGATGTATTAAAAAAAATCTCTAAACAAACTCAAAATATTCAGTTGTTAATTGACGGAAACTATTTTAATTCTTATACTATTTATAATAATTCAAGTAAAAAATTTGATAGTTTAAATCATATATGTATTGAAGGCGGTGATAATAAATATTCTTGCATAGCGGCTGCTTCTATATTGGCAAAAGTTGCAAGAGACGCATATATTGACAATTTATGTGCAGAAAATCCTGAATTGATTGACAATTATAGTATTGATAGCAATAAAGGATATGGTGCAAAAAAACATATTGATGGAATCAAAGAATATGGTATTACAAAATGGCACAGAAAAACTTTTGGAATTTGTAAGCAATTTTGAAATCATTTGACGTTTATAATATTGAATATTCAACTCTGCAAATTAACCCTATTTATATTTTTTTCTACTTAAAATATATCTACACCATTCCATTTTGCTATTCTATTCGTATTTGTAACATCCCCCACACTTGTGAAGTCCCCCCCTGCATAAATAATATTATTTGACTTGTTTATAATAATTGTTTGTACAGTATTATTTGCTCCACTTCCTAACGCTGACCATATAGTTCCATTCCATTTTGCTAGTCTATTTGCATTTGTAAGCCCCCCCATACTTGTGAAATTTCCCCCTGCATAAACATTATTTTGGGAATCTAATGCTAAAGCATTTACACTATTATTTGCACCTGTTGATAAGTTATTCCAGGTATTAGTTATAGTATTATATTTTGCTATATTATTTGCTGATATGTCACCGATAGTTGCGAATGAACCCCCAACGTAAATATTTGTGCCCCCTGGTTCTAATGCTAACGCAAATATTCTTGAAATTGAATTTGAATTTGATTTTGACGTAGCTAATAGCGACCAACCTGTTCCATTCCATTTTAATAAACTCCCAGTACTACCAAATATTACACTTCTAAATCCTGCAACATAAATATTATTTGCTAAATCTATTACTATTGACGCTATACCAGATAGTGGCATCCCGCTGGACAATGCCGTCCATGCAATTCCATTCCATTTATACACATAAATATTGCCGGTGTTATCATCATTAACCCCTGCATAAACATTATTATTTGAATCAATTGCTAAACAAAATACTGTATTTAAATCTTTTGTGGGCAATCCGTCTCCTAAATTAGACCATGTCGTTCCATCCCATTTTGCTATATTATATGTTGTTGTAGTTCCAATAGTCATTTTGAAAAACCCACATACATAAAGATTATTATTTGAATCTATTGCTAATGATTTTACAACATAATCATCATATTTTAAGTCAATTAGTTCAGTTCCTGTTCCTAACGCTGACCATATAGTTCCATTCCATTTTGCTATATAATTTATTCCTGAACCATTCATATTTATGAAATCCCCCCCTGCATAAACATTATTTTGGGAATCTAATGCTAAAGCATATACAGTATCATTTGCACCTGTTAAAAGTGCATTATATTTTTTTGTTTGTGTCGTAATATAAACAAGATTTAGTACTATTATATAAATTTAATTGTGAAACTGCATTATACTTTTTTACTGTTGGAATTACAACAAATTTTTTAGTCGGATCATTTTGTATATAAAAATATATAGAATCATTAATTTTATTATAAGATAAATATGCAACTCCGCTATATGATGTAGTAAATAAAGGTGATGAAGGTTTAGAGCTTCCTATTGTTTCCCAACGTGACTGTGAGTTGTTCCATTTTCCAAAATTAGATTGAGTACCCGATACATCAGTAGTAGTATAATTAAATGTACCGTATATATAATAATTATCATATGAATCTACACATAAATCGTATACATAATTATCCATGTTATTATAGCCGAATAATACTCCTATATTTGACCAAGACGATGTGGTTGGAGAATATTTTCCTAATATACCAGTGTAAAACGTGTTGAGATCCTCGCTATATAACCTACCACTAGCACCAAGCCCCACATAAAGATTTCCTAAATGATCAGTTTTTAATAAATTCACATCATTTCTATTGAAAGCACACCTTCCTATTATAGTCCAATTTGTACCGTCAAATTTTGATATTCTTTCTCCGTTTCCAGCAGAAGTATAGTATGTTACATAAACATTTCCAAATGTATCAACAGCTATATATCGTAGAATGACATTTTGTAAACCATTTCCTAATGGAGTCCACTTTGTTCCGTTCCATTTTGCTATATTATATGTTATTGTAGTTCCAATAGTCATTTGGAAATTCCCACATACATAAATATTATCGTTTGAATCTATTACCATGCTCGCAATTGACGACCCGGATGCCGGCTCATAAAAATTTGACAACACTTGAGTCGCTGTATTAAATTTGAAGACCATTGGAGAATTATCATTTACTATATAATAAAAATTATTTCTTGAATCAATTGCAAAAGATATCGCCATACTATGTATATTTATATCAGCTCTAGCTACATTTGACCACGTTGAATTTACTATATCATATTTTCCCAAACCAGTTATAGAAATATTACCAATAGTAAAGATACCAGGTACATATAAATTTCCAGACAAATCATAAAGTATAGTGGCAGGACCTCTAGTAAACGGAGTATCACTTAAAATGCTATATTTTGAATCAATTTTTTCTTTTATTGTTAAAGTTCCATCTACATTATTAACCCCACTTATATCAGAAACGGTTAAATAATTACTACCCAAATCTGTATTATTATTTTTATATCCTGTACTACTAGAAGAATAATACTTGCTGTTTTTATTTATTAATAATGTTGTTATATCTATTCCATTGAGAAAGTATGACATAATATAAATAATATAAATAATATAAATAATATAAATAAATATAATTACACCGACGGGAAAGAAAAATGATACAAACTTTCTATAAAAATAAAAACCTTTTCATTTCCTTCTAAATATTTATAAAATATAAAAATCATACACGTGTTTGTATGAGTTTTTTCAGAGAGTTGTACTTTACAAAATGGTATAATAAACTTATTTTGAAAATCTTAAATTTTAGATAACTATATTTATTTGAAACTTTTTGAAAAGATAAAAAAATTGATATATTTTTTTTATTAAAAATGTAAAACAATACTAATAAACAAGACATATAACATGGCACAATTCAACCCTAAAGATATTATTTATTATTACCGTAACGGTAAACCATCTTATTACTCGTATGACGAGGAACTATATTGCGGGACATTTCCGGAAGAGTGGGTAGAAAATTGTTTGGAAGGAACAGGACCCAAGGAATGCAAAAACTGTGCGCATTATGGTTCATGGAATGGTGTATTCTTAGGATATTGTGCAAATTGTGCGTATTATAAATATAATGGAACGAGAGGTAGAGGTTTAATAAATATTGGAAAAGAGGCTTCATTAATTGATATTAATGAGTGTCCTAGTATATTTAATACTTATCTAAAGGATATTAGTCCGGATGAAGTTGGAGATAAAGATTTCATGGATTCATTATCATTTGCAAAATGGAACGATTATACAGAATATTACAACAATTCTTCAAATGATGAAGATGAAGATTTCATGAACAATAATAAATTGTATAAAATGATTGATTTTGATGAAATCAACGCGTATTATGATGAAATGATGGAAAATGATATTGACCAAGACATATATTATGGAGGATATTCATCCAGCAACTATGATGGTGGGTATGATTCATTTTAGATTTTAAGACATGTAAACTATATAATTGAATTTGGGTAAATAGTATTTTTTGTTAAATATAGTAATTTTTAATTTTTTATTTTTTATTTTTTATAAATAAATATATAAATGGGAAATCTAAATTCAAAAACAAAACAAAATGCAAATAAACTTGAAGAAGAATTATCTCTTAAACAACATGGTTTTTTAAAAGAAAGTAAAAATACAAATAAAAATGCAGTTAAATTTTCACAAGATACTAAAAATGAAACTTTTTGTAATCCAGGTCCAAAACCAAAATTTACAAAACCGACTGAAGTAAAAAAACTAAATAAAATTACAGGGGAAGTAGAAACTGTAATAAAAAACAAACCTATTGTACCATCTGTAGTTTATTTAACTAATTATGATTCAAATAATAATATTAAGTATGGTTGTAATCCAGGACAATATATAAAATATGAAAATGGACATTATTGTTGCGTTAAAGATAAGGCTACACCTCAAGAGATGTTGAATTTTGTAAATATGTCACTAGAATCTTTTTTTAATAATGTAGGGTTTTCTTCTGCGTCAAATTCTATAACTCATGAAAAATATAAACATTCAATTCAAGAATTAAATTTTTTGTTGCATTATAGATCTGAAATTTTATTAAATAATCCACAAGGTTTAATAGATGATTTAGAAGTTCCATATGATATTGATTCTAACGGAAATGAAATAAAAGTAACATTAGATGAGTGGGTAAAAAGATATAAAACTACTACATCGCCATTAGTAGATTCTCTTCAAACAGGGCGTGATTCTGAAAATTTTATATTAGAATCTATGAGAAAAGAACTCAAACCAGACGGGACACCATTATACACTAAGACAAAAAAAGGAAAATATAAATTTGGCGGAAGAAAAAGTAGAAAAAGTAGAAAAAGTAGAAAAAGTAGAAAAAGTAGAAAAATATAACAATAAAAAATTGAAAACTATAAAAATAAAAGCATGTATGTAAACTTTATTATAAAGATAATGGAAATGCAATATCAAGATCAAATAAACGGTATGTTAATTCCTGGATCTGTATATCATAAAATTTTACATATATCAGAAGCTGCAAGATATAATTTCTTAGTTGGTGTAAAACAAATGGTACCAGATCCTGATGGTCAATGTGAATTTTGGAAAGAAAGTTGGAAATATCGCGATATAAATGCTGAAAAAATAAAAAATGCAGGTGAACGACTTAAGTTTATGAAAGAATGTTGTACGGGGGAAGTTGATCATTTATTATGGATTGAACGATGGAAGAGAATTGATCAAAATGATTCAACATACGCAAGTTCAGATGAAAGGGCTGAGCATTTTGATTATCAAGTTCAAGAAATACCAAAACAAAAACCTGTCTGTATACGCGATAGATTGAAAAAAATGGGTTTACTAAAGGGCGAACCCAATTTTAATAAAGATGCATATGTTGAGTTTCATAAAAGCATTCAAATGTCAAGATTATAAATTATAATATAGAATTATAATCTTGAATATTCTTATTTCTTTGCTATTGTTTCTTTTTAAGCAGAACACATTTCACAGATATCTTGTTCCTCTGTTTCAATAGATGGTTCAACTTCATTTTTTTCTGGTTCTAAAGTAAACTGTTGAGCTTGGTGTTTTGCTTTTCTGCGTAAATAATATATACCAGTTTTCAATCCTTGCTTCCACGAATAAAAATGCATAGAAGTCAACGTATTATAATTTGGATCTTCTAACCACAAATTCAAACTTTGACTTTGACAAATAAAAGCACCCCTATCTGCAGACATATCAATTAAATGTTTCATCGGCATTTCCCAAACAATCTTATATTTGTTTCTGATATTCTCTGGTATCATATTCAATTGTTGAATACTACCCTTATTAGCAATTATATTATTTTTAATTTTTTCATTCCAAATACCCAAATCTATTAATTCTCTCATCAAATAATTATTTGCAACTACAAACTCTCCTGCAAGTGTTCGTCTACTATATATATTACTAGTCAACGGCTCAAAACATTCATTAAATCCTAAAATCTGCGACGTACTTGCAGTAGGCATGGGTGCGAGAAGAAGCGAATTGCGAAGACCATGTTCCATAATAGATTTCTTTAATTTTGTCCAATCATAACGATCAGAAGGTTCAACGTTCCACATATCAAATTGTAAAATTCCTTGACTAGCGGGAGATCCTTCAAATGACATATACGCACCACGATGTTCTAATTTAAGTGTGTACTTATATGATAATTCCGATACAACATTACAATTTTCAGAATAATTAAACACAGATTTCTCTAGATATTTATTTTTAATATTTAATGCTATTTCGTTGCTTTTCTCTAAAGCAGCATGATAAATAGTCTCAAAAATAAGTTTGTTTATTGTTTTAGCTTCGTCGCTGTAAAAAGCAACGTCCATTAAAATAAAGGCATCCGCCAAACCCTGAACGCCAATACCTATTGGTCTATGAAGTAAATTGCTCTTCTTTGTTTTCTCTGTTGGATAAAAATTAATATCAATTACACGATTTAAATTATTTGTAACAACTTTTGCAACCTCATGTAATTTTTCATAATCAAATTCTTTAGTTGTAATATTTACAAAAGAAGGTAGAGCGATTGATGCCAAATTACATACAGCGGTTTCATTTTCATCTGAATATTCTATTATTTCTGTGCATAAATTTGAAGATTTAATTGTCCCAAGGTTTTTTTGATTTGATTTTTTATTACAAGAATCTTTGTATAACAAATAAGGAGTTCCGGTTTCCATTTGAGCGTCTAAGATTTTAAACCATAAATCGCGAGCATTTATTGTTTTTCTAATATTTCCAGATTTTTCATATGTTTCATATAATTCCTTAAAAGATTCACCATAAACATCTGCCAAACCAGGACACACATTTGGACAAAATAAATTCCATTTACCATTTTCTTTTACACGTTCCATGAACAAATCTGGTATCCATAGAGCATAAAATAAATCGCGGGCTTTCATTTCTTCATCTCCGTGATTTTTTTTCATCTCTAAAAAATCCTCAATATCTGGATGCCACGGTTCCAAATATACAGCAAAAGAACCATTTCTTTTTCCACCTCCCTGATCAACATACCTAGCAGTATCATTAAACACCTTTAACATCGGTACAATACCATTTGAACTTCCATTTGTTCCTTGAATATGAGTCCCCTTTGAACGAATATTGTGAATATGCAACCCAATACCGCCAGCCCATTTAGAAATAATTGCGCAATCTTTAAGAGTGTTATAAATTCCATCCAAACTATCATCTTCCATAGCAACTAAATAACAACTACTTAATTGAGGTCTAGGAGTACCCGCGTTAAACAGAGTGGGTGTTGCGTGTGTAAAGTATTTTTGAGACATTAAATCATATGTCTCTTTTACGGAAATCATATCATCTCCATGAATTCCAATAGCAACCCGCATCCACATGTGTTGGGGTCTTTCAACTACATTATTATTAATTCTAAATAAATAAGCTCTTTCTAAAGTTTTAAATCCAAAATAGTCAATAAGGTAATCTCTAGAAAAATCTAATATTGATTCAATCTCATTTTCCATTCGTTTTGAAATGTCAAACAATTCTTTACTGATTAATGGTTTTGTATTTCCATGAATATCTTTAAAATTGTATAATTCTTGGGTTACTTCATAAAATCTAGAATTGGTATTCTTTTGATGATTTGAAACAACCACACGTCCGGCTAATACGCCATAATCCGGATGATGTGTTGACATAACAGCACATTGTTCTGCTGTTAATTCATCAATTTTAGTTGTTGGAATTGTATCATATAATTGATCTATAACTTTCATAACCAAAGAAGAATAATTAATCTGAATATTTGCTTCTTGTCCAAGTTTTTTTACTCTATTTAAAATTTTATCAAATGATATATCTTCAAGCTTTCCATCGCGCTTTGTAACGCGCATCTCTGTTTGATTTCCATCCATATTGTTATATATTATATTTTATAAATTCTAAGTCAATTCATTTTAAATATTTTATATGAAAAGTATTTCTGATAATTGTAAAAATAATATAATTTAAATATATATATGTCCTTAACTGAATTATTCAATCAAATTAAAAATAATAAAGGAATAGTATTTTTATTCATCTTCTTGTTAACGATTATCTTAACAACATTTTTATTTGATAATAGCAAATTTGAAGGATACTCTAATTATAATTTAGCAAATCCTGGTAAATTTCCTAATTCAGAGACAGAGCCAATTTTAAAGGATAGTTATTCATTTACTGGAAGAAAAAATGTAAACAAAAATAATTACAATGATATATGGTGGCATTATCCTATATTTGGCGTTGGTTCTTATGCACAAATTACAAATAATTTAAAATATAGACGAAACCCGGATGATGGAACTTGCATTACAGCTGATTTTTGTGGAGTATTATATAATGACAATCAATTGAAAAGTAACCTTTCAAAACCTTTACCTCCAGCACCAGTGGTAAAACCTGATGCAGTTAGAGTAAATTATTATTTGACAGATTCTAATCTAATACCCGGACAACAACTTGGACCAGAGTTACAAACATTTTAATTTAATCATTTTATTTTTGAATTTTAATAATAGTAATGTAACAAGTATTATTAGTATTATTAGTATTATTAGAATTATTAGGGAATCCAGGTGATCAGAAATCTGAAGGATTTCCAGATCTTTTTGCTTCTCTAAGTGCCCTCCTTAAAACTTTCTTTTTAGCAAACTTATAAATCTCATTCCATATATGCTAATGAGATTTATCCTTTATTCATAAATCTTCTTACGATGCGTTAAAATTGAGATTTTTGGGGTCTGGAATCCTACATGTTTCTTATGATCGGTGGAAATCGCAAATTAGATTTTTTCATAATTTTTCATAATTTTTCATAATTTTTCATCTATCTAAAGATTTATCAATTATTACTTCCTTCGCGACATTTTTTATTATTTTGTTATAATTAGATTCATCGTCTTCTTCATTTGCACCACCCATAGAATTCATTAATATGCAATGATAATCCATATGCTTCTTAGAGTCAATATTTTCTGATTCAGGGTTTTCTTCTTGCCATTCATGTATTTGTTTAAAATTCTTTGCGGCAATATATTTTATCGCCGTTTTTATTTTTTCTTTGTCCTGATTGTCTTTCTCCCACAAGTTCTTGTCTTTTACATACAAAGTTTCTCTCTTTAAATCGCTACAATGAATTGGTCTTTTAAAAACATCCAATTCTTTAAGTCCGCGAATAAATATTTTTGATATTCCTTCAGAGTAACCAACCCTACCAACCATATCTAAATCAGTTAATTTTAACTGCAATTGACTTATAAAATCTGTTATATTTAATGCATCTTTACATTGCTCATTTAAAAAAAACTGCAAATTAAAACTGTTATTTGTGGTGTTATTATTTATTGTTTTTCCTTCTTTAGCAATTTGCAGCAATTGTTGTTGAAGCTTTTGATTTTCTTTATTTTGTTCTTGCATATGTTTGTACTGTTCTTGCATCTGTTTATTTTGTTCTATAATAAGTTCTTTAAATTCTTGATTTTGATGCAATAATGCAGTAACAATTTGATTTGATTGAACTGAAGGTATTTCGTCATTTATATAATCTTCTGGTATCATTCCACAAATTTTACTATGTTTCCAAAGACCAGATTTGGTCATATATATTTTTCCACAATTGCATAAATATTTGTTTTTCGGGGATATTTTTATTTCCTCAGATTTCCATTCTTTTCCAAGTATATTATTTTTGTGTTTTGTTGTTAATATATGTTTATTCCAATCCCCTTTGTGTGAGCATTCTACATTACAAAATTTACAAGAAAATTTTTTAGGGATTTTTTGGGATTTAGGGATTTCCATTCTCTTATATTTTGGAAATATATAAAAATCCCTAAATCATTTTTCAAAAAAAATAAAAAAAAATATCGTAACAAAATTTTAAACGTTTAAAATTGTTTTCAGACCATAATGGTAACAACAGGAAATTTTTAAGGGTATTTTCACTTAAAAAAAGGCACTATTCGGTTTTTGGACATTTTTTTTGTCCATTTTTGACTTTTGGAAACACTTTTGGACTCGAAAATATGAGAAAAACTCGCCCTTACTGAGAAATAAGTTTTATAATATTATTTATTTTTTTTAAACTATATATGCTCATAGTAAACGAATTATTTCTGTAAATTATGATTATAATAATCAACATTAAAAATTTGTTACATATGGTGGGGAACCTATGTCATCAGAAATCCTTCGGATTTCCAGACCCTTTTGCTTCGCTAAGATCCCTCCTTAACACATTCTTTTTAGAAAACTTATAAATCTTCTTACGATGTGTTAAAAATGAGATTTTTGGGGTCTGGAAGCCTACAGGCTTCTGATGATCGGTTGAGATAGCTAGTTATACATAAATAAAATATACAAAATTACAAAACCCTCATTTTATTACACATTACGATGTTTTAACTAGTTTTCTGCTTTGTTTCATCTATTGATTCTGTTCGTATTTTAAAAAATGACCCGTCTGTTAATGAATTAGATCTACTATTTTTCCCATTATTATTTAACGTAATCTTGCCGCTTATTTTATCATAATTTAATAAACATACGGGTTCATCATTAATTAGATCCTTTTTAATTCGTTTCGTTGGAGCTCTATGATCGTATCCAATTTGTCTTTCTTTTAAAATAATATTCCATACATCTTCAAGGTAACATATGTTATCTTTGAACCATTTACGATTTCTAAGGACAAGAACACAACTCACTTCTTCTAATCTCCAGTAAATATTTTTAATCCACGTCATACCACCTTTTTCATATGTTTCCATTTGTTCTTGTTCCCATCTTGTAGAAAAATCTATGTAATCCATATCAATAGGTTTATAAATGTATTTTGGTTTTCCGTCAATTCCTGAAAAATACATAATAACTCCTTTAATTTCATTTTTTGAACTCTTTAAAAAAGAACCGTCCTCAATAAAACCTTTATATGTATCATATTCAATAAACCTGGTTTCCAAAAAATCACACTCATTTAAATCACATGTTTCCATTTGTAATTGCATTTGAATCCAATATTCCTTCTTTGGAATTCCATCAATTTCGCGATTTACAATATTTTTTATCTCAAGCATTCTTCCAAATCTTGACAATTCTGGATCACTTACTATACCGTCTGGGGAAGCACCTAAAAATTTATACGTATCGTGTTGAATGCACCCATATTCTGATATTTTTGTTGAGAAAATAGTTTCATAATACATAATTGACACCGGTTCATATTTCTGTCCCCAATGCATAGGCGTGTCTGTATTTACTATTTCAAATTTAACATTTTCTAAAGTAGAATCATTTTCATCGTATTTAAGTGGTTGGCATTTTTCATAAATCAACTGATTTCTAGTACTATCGTTTTCAAATGCTTTAAATGCGTTACTTGCTGTAATTAATCTATGTCTAGTTTCATACCACTCTTTTGTCCGTTGTGTTGATTGAGGTACATTTGACAATTCTATTAATCTATTTTTTATTCTGTCTTTTTCTTGTGAAGAAATTTTTCTTTCAAATGTATCATTAAAAGAACGTTTTGGAATAAAATATAAATAAAACATATCTAAAGCAATTTCAATTAAATCATCAACTTCTTCTTCAATATCTGAATTTGTTTGAAAAAAATTATCAAAGTTCATGAATAGAAGTTCTTTCACACTTTCAATCATAGTTTCTTGAAAATCTGGTTCAGATATAATAGTAGGATTTTCATTTATAAAATCTGACATTAACTGAATGCATGAATCAATAATATCCGACTCCTCTTCTGATGTTAAAATATTACTGTTTATGCTTTCATCCGGATTAATTTCGTCTAATACATCATCCAAATCTTCAAGATCTCCAAATAACATAATATAATTATAGTATATTATGATAGTATATTGAATTCTATTTATACCGTTATCATTTATAGATTGTCATTGTCTGAATCAGAATTTTCTGGTGGTTTTGTGTTTTTAATAGTTCCCTTAGTTGTTTTCTTTGGAGGCAAACTTTTTAATGTAGATACGCGCTGTTTATCTAAATTTTTTAAAGTAAAATGCAAAGTGGCTCTATTAAACACTAATGCTGGAATATCTTTTATTTCACCAGTATTTTTATCATATTCTACGTCTTTCACTCTATATAATTTTTTTCTATCTAAACAATCTTTTAAAAATGATCGTAAAATATTCTCTTCTTCTTTAGTTAGATTTTGTTTTTTTGAATATTCATCTACAAAAAACATTATTTTTTTTGTTTTTACAGTTTTATCCAATTTACTCCATGGCTCATTTTGGTTATTATTTTTATCATCTTCTAAAAATTTTTCTAGATTTGATAAATCGCTTGAAGATTTAGTTTCTTGAATAACATTTCCACTCAATAACATAGTCTTGTATTTTATATTTTTCAACTCAATACATTCGTCTTTTTTTAATTCTGGTGTTGCCATATATAGTACTATATTGTTTTAAGTTTAATTCACTTTTCAATATATAGATATAATTTTATTGGCTATGACTACCGATATCCCAAAAATCTCATTTTTAACACATCATAAGAAGATTTATTGAATAAAGAATAAATCTCATTAGCATATGTGGAATGAGATTTATAAGTTTTCTAAAAGAATGTGTTAAGGAGCGATCTTAGCGAAGAAAAAGGGTCTGGAAATCCTAAGGATTTCTGATTTCTGATTTCTGATTATCTTGGTTCCCCACTTAATTTTATTTTATCGTTATAATATATAATTAAAATATATGGAAAAATGTTACAATTCTTATAAAAAAAATCATATGATTAAAACTGGAGCATATTTGTTAAAACAAAAATGTTGCGATATTTTAAGTTGCACAGATTTAGCAGACGATTTACAGGATTTGCATTATGAATGCAACAATATTTTTAAAATTAATAATACTTCGCAAATAAATGATAATGGAGGTAATAACGAAACCCTTTGTTCCAGATTAAAAGATAAACAATTAATAATTTTAAATAGGTTAAATAAGATAAATATGACAAAAGATAAACTTGGTGGAAAAACTAGAAAACAAAAATATAGTAATAAAAAACGTAGAAAATTATATAAAACTAATAAAATGCGAAAACATATAAAAGTTTAATTATAATATCATGTATATATTATTGCTTATGTCGGATGAAAAAAAAATAGAAATAGTTGGAACAAATAATAGATACTTTATAAAAAAATTAAAAAAAGAACCAATTATAAATAAAAGTAGAAAATCAACTGAAAAAATGAATTTACCGCAAGAGTATTTTTCAATTGAATATCAAGATTCATTAATAAATAACCTTTATAATAAAGTAGAGTGTCTTTGCAACCAAGAGGTTGAACGCCAATTAGAATTAAAAATAAATGGTTATAAACAACAGGATTTATTAAAAAAGAGATATAATGAATATATTTTTATTAAAAAGGAAGAAGTTATTAATAAACTTCATGAATGTGAATTATTGTGTTATTATTGCAAAGAAAAAACATTTATTTTATATGATTTGGTTAGAGAAACTAAACAATGGACTTTAGATAGAATAAATAATGATTTTGGACACAATAATGATAACGTTATAATATCCTGTTTAGATTGTAATTTAAAAAGGAGGAGAACAAATAAAGATGCTTTTTTATTCACTAAACAATTAAATATTATTAAAAGTTAAATAAAATGCATTATAATATCTTAAAAATATTATAATGAGTAATTCAAATGATAAAAGAGTAAAATGGAATGATTTTATAGAATGGAAATGGAGTCACGGGGAATTATATGAGAAATCACCTAGACAACGAAGAAATCAGAAATATATTAGTAAATCGCAACAACAATCGCAACAACAATTGCAACAACAAATGCAAAATGACTATGATATAGAAGATGCTAAGAAAAGTGCAGAGTTGGCTTTTCAACAATCATTATTATCTGAAAACGACGTATGGAGTTTAGAAGAACAACAAATATTTGTAAATCAAGAAAAACCAGCTAATAGACGCGAAGATACATATAACAGGATGGCTGAAAGAGAGCTCGTTGGACAAATAGGTATGAACCCATTTGTTCAGCGCAATTATTTGGAAGACGTTATGATTCAAGATAATTATTTAAAACCAATTAGTACATCTATTGAAAGAGAGAAATTCAAAGAATCCGAATGATTTAATAAGTTGTTGCAGGGGATGTTTTAGGTTGCTTAACAGCAGGTGGCATTTGGGACGCACCAGATGTCTTTACAACTTCCATGGCCATTGCAAATACGCCAAGCATAAGTAAAAATGGTAATAGAACTAAAAACCAAGAAATTGCTTTGTAACCTTTAGAACACAAAAAGTTAAGGAACCAAGTCCAAGCTGCAACAAATACAACCTTAATTAAAAGGGATAGAAGTTGGAATTTTTGGAAAACACCGACAATAACGCTAATTGCGGCAAGAACCAAATATAACATGGCGGGCGTGCATAGTTTTGAGAGATCCATTATACATAATTATAATATTTTTTTTTAAAATTATTGTTTTTATAAGAGAATAAGTATTTAAAAAGACATGGACAGTCTAAATAATGGCGTCAAGTGGTTACATTACTCAAAATGATTTATTGTTAAATAATTTAATGGAGTTCTATAAAAACGATGATAACTTACATACTATGCTAAAAATAATAACTGGGGAATCAAAAATATCTTTGAGAATTGTTGATTGGTTTGCTACAAATTATGCCAAAAAATATTATACTATATATTCGTATGAAGATATAAATGGAAATACTAGAAGGTTTAAAGTGTATGTTGATTATAAGCTAAAATTAAAGGCCTACAGCAAGAAACGTTTTGATCCTTTTTGTAGATGGGATAGAATAAGCATTCCTTATAAAGGAGAAACATATATTGAGACTACAATTGGTCAATTGAATTTTTTTAAGTGGACTCTTGAAAATAAAGTAATTCAATTTATAGAGGATAATTACGATGCTATAGAGAAAGATATGAATAGCAGAAATAGCACAAGTAAGCGTAAGGAACAAATTGTTGAAAGTTCAAATAGCAAAACTAGAAAGAAGAGAGAAGAACTTTCCATTTCTGCGACTAAAAGTATTAAAAAAGAAAAGGTGGAAATTGTCGTAAATTTTAATTAGCTATCTCCAACCGATAATCAGAAGCCTACAGACCCAAAAAATCGCAATTTTAACGTGTGGTAAGATGATTTATAAGTCTGCTAAAAAGAAGGTTTTAAGGAGGGGTCTTAGCGAAGCAAAAGGGTATGGACATTCTTCAGATTTCTGATCACCTGGGTTACCTAGCAATTTTAAAGAGGAATTCTAGTAATTCTTAACCAATTTCCATCATATTTATTATATTTTTTATCTGGTTTAATGAGAATGAGAAACATTCTCATTAATTTATAAGCACCCGTTGGACATGATTTTTTAAATAAATGGAAAATGTATTTTATGCGAGTTTCTATGTCATTTTTTTTAGTATATTGAAGCCAGTCAGGATTCCATTCAAAATGACCGTAATGTGGGTAATGGAGGTTTGGGTGATAAGCATGATGATTGTTTTCTGGTTTGTAAATATATTTTTGTTTTTCCTCTTCGGATAGTAATGAAAAGTATTCTGTCGTATAACAAATGTTCATTAGAAATGACTTTGCTGTCAGTGTAGTTAAATTTTTAAATAATCTAAATGGTTTTCTCTCTTCAATAAGCGTGTTTCTAATTTCATATGGAATAAAACTTTTAATTATGTCCACAAGTTCTAATGGCAGACTATTCAACTTATTCAATTCAAAGTTGGATGATACTTTTTTATTGGATTTTGCAATAATAGATTCTTCTTTTTTCATTTCTTTTATTTCTTCTTTTGCGTTGTCAACCTTTGTTTGACAATCCACAGCGTGTTTTAAATATTTATATCTATACCATAGATTGGTCTTACACCTTGTGGCAATATGCAACTCCTTAATTATTTCTTTCATTTCATGTTTTTTTATTTCACACAATTCTACCAGTTCATCATATGAACCATTAAAATCTATAGTGGCAGTTTGTTTCTTTCTTAAAGACTGAACTAGTCTGCTAGATTCAACATATTCATTGTAAAGAATTTTTAGTGTATCCTTTTTTTTTTCTTTTCGCTCCTTTACAGTTAGTTTTGTTCCTTGCATTTTTGTTAAAATAATAAATTTGGGTTTGTAATAGTCAATTTTTTTATAAACAAAAACAAAAACAATACTATAATTTGAATATAAACATAAAGAAATAATCAAATAATGGGGAATTCTCAGTCCATGCAAAAAATAAATTTTGAAGATATGCAAACAGCTTTTAAAAATCCAGAACTATACCTATTAATTAATACCCTTCCAGAATTAGAACAGGACTGCCTAATATTAAATACTGTTATTGCAAGTAAAGAAGAACAAATAATAAATCATCACATGCATTCAAGTAAACGCAATACAATAATTATATACGGTAGAAATTCAAATGATGACAAGATATATAAAAAATATGATCAGCTTATAAAATTGGGATTTTTAAATGTTTTCATTTACGTTGGTGGATTATTTGAATGGCTCATGTTACAAGATATATATGGATATGAAGAATTTCCAACAACTACTAAACAATTAGATTTCTTAAAATATAAACCATCGCAACGTTTAAATATTTCTCTTATTGAGATTTAAATATATTATAATGATTTTATATAAATTTTATAATGAAAAACTTATTTCTTAAATTGGTAACAACAGATTCAAGTGGGTTTTGCAATCAAATGTATAATATTATTAATAATTGTGTTAAACATTATAACGATAAAGACGTTAATTTTATATTCTTGGACAAATTTCTGAAACAAATTAACACAAATAATTACTGCAATATTGGAGATATTATTGATCTAGAAATTACATGTAAGTATTTAAAAAATTTCAATATATTTCTTATAGATTACCATAATTTTGAGTTTAAAATAGTTGAAGCTAGTTATGGAATAAATATGACTAGCATTATTGTAACTGATAAAATTAATTCATTTTTAAAAAACAATATATTTCATATAAGTACAGAAATAGATTTAAATTCATTAAAATGTAACCCTGTTGATTATTTTCATAATAATTACTATATACCTCTTCACAAAGATAATGTAAAACTATACATCACTTATTCAATCAATAATTTTATTTTTAAAGAAGAATATGACCAAATAAATGGACATCTAGTTTCTGACATATTAATAGATTTATTAAATGTGGATTTTAAAATACCACCAAATATTTTATATATGGATTTATCAAACAAATTATGCACGTCTTTAATGAAAAATATAGCATTTAAATCAAACTTTTCAAAAAACGCTAGTTATTTTATTAGAAATAATATTAAAAGCACAAAAAAAGTTAACTGCATTCATTTAAGGTTAGAGGAAGACGCAATTATTCATTGGGCGAAAATTAATAATATTTCGCACGACGAATTCAAATATATTATAGAGGAAAAATACATTAATGAAATAAAAGAGAATTTGATGAAAGATGATAATACAATAATTTTGTCAGGAAATTATGAAAATAGAGTTATTCAGTTTTTAAAAGAAAATGGATACAATTTTTTATTAACTCCGAAAATGGATAAAAATCGTGATGTTTCAGCAATTTACGATTTACATATTGGAGAATATTGCAATAATGTGTATATTTATGTATTTGATTCAACGTTTAGTGTTTTTTTGGGATATAGATTGCATTATATTCCAAATAATAATATAAAATTTATTAAAATTAATGTAGACTTTAATATTGAAAAAATATACAATCTTAAAAATATATCAAATCAAATGAAATCAAATGAAATCAAATGAAATCAAATGAAATCAAATGAAATCAAATGTGCAAAATATAATTATATTCATAAATTATTTTTGAGCAAACCGCAATTGCAAAGTTCATCTGCTCTTTTATTGTCTTTTCTGAAAATGTGATTATATTCAATAACATCAAAATTTGTTTCTAGGAGTTTTGCACTTTTATGCAATTCTATTAGTCTTTCAGATTTAACCTTATATAAACCTTTCATTTGTTTAATAACTAATTGACTGTCACCATTTACAATTAAAGATTTTATTCCCATTTTAAAAGCTTGAGTCATTCCTATAATTAACCCAGTATATTCAGAAATATTATTAGTAGTATTTTTATCTACAAAAACACAATCACTCCATATTTCTTCATTATTTTTATATAATACTGCCCCGGCTCCACCCGGACCAGGGTTTCCTTTACTACATCCATCAAAATATAATTTATAAGTGAAGTTTTCGTTGATATTTTGATTAGTTAATTCTCGCACAAACGGTAATTTAATTACTGGAGAAAACATATACTTACTTGTTATATAATTAGTTTATTTTTATTTTAATTGTCAATTTTTTAAAGATTATATTATTTTAAGTAAAATTATAAATAATATAATATATTAAATATGCGAATTAAAGAAATAATTAAAACATTTTTTCTGTTTATTGCATTAGGAAATTCTGACACTGAATGTCAAGTCGTGCCTACAACTCCCATAAATAGAAAAAGTCCTATAAGTTCTACATTTAAGATTATGCAATATAATGTAGAATGGTTGTTTCTTGATTACTTTGGAGCGTCAGATTGTCCAGGAAATGGATGCAGCTGGAAAAACGAAAGTGAGGCATCGATTCACATAGAAACAGTTTCAAAAGTTATCTCAGAATTAAAACCAGATATTGTAAATTTCTGTGAGGTGGAAGGGTGTGATGAATTGAATGCGCTTATTTCTAAATTAGGCGGAGAGTCATCTGAATACAAACCTTACTTGAAAAAAGGTACCGACAGTGCAACTGGACAAAATGTTGGAATAATAACAAAACTTGATCCAAATGTAAATCTTTTTAGAACAGAAGAAAAAATAAATTATCCAATTAGTGGATCGTTTTGTGGTTATACAGGGGCGTCAACATTAACAGGTGTTAGCAAACATTATTTTACTGAATTTAAATTTTATAATCACACCGTTTTATTCGTTGGTGCACATTTGGTCGCGTTTCCAACAGACCCTGCAAGATGTGCCCAGAGAGAAGCACAATCTCAAATAATTCAAAATGTTATATTTCAATACATAAGTAAGGGTTATGAAATAATAATTCTTGGCGATTTTAATGACTTTGATGGAGAAATAATAGACGCAAATAATAATAAACCCACATCTCGTGTTTTAGACATAATAAAAGGAAAATTTGGAACATATAAAGATAAATATGAATTGAAAACTGCGGAAGAAAATATACCACAGAATTTGCGATTTTCAGATTGGTGGGATAAAAATGGTAATTGTGAATCAACCCCAACAGAGTTTTCATTAATAGATCACATTTTAATAACGCCATTCTTATATGACAAAATACAAAAGGCATATATATATCAGGGCTATACAGAGTTCTGTGGAACATATAACTCTGATCATTACCCCATGATAATTGAATTGGATTCAACCATTTAGACTCCAAAATTAAATAAAAAAATAAAAATACTGTTATATATCAGATGTCAGAAGAAGAATATCTACATCTTCCTGAGCAAGATTATGAATATGATATGACAACAGGCGATTTTATCTATTTTATTCAGGATTATTATCAGTTTTTAACAGCTTATATAAATAACAAATATAGTGATGATCCAGATGAGGTTGCATATTTAACACATTTTATAGATATATGCAACAGGATAAATACTAGTACTGGATACGATGGATATTTAGGAGAATATTACGAAGATTATAGAGAAACTCTACAACCTTTAATGGAGTGGGTAACATTATGGGCTCATGATATGAACAATTTTTATATAAATGTTTATAATAATCAACAAGAACAACAGGAACAACAGGAACAACAGGAACAACAGCAACAACAATCTAATCAAAGTGTTGCTTCCAAAAGCGTTGCAACGAGAACTCGGTCAAAAAGACCCGTTGTTGATAACCACGAAATACCTCCAGCTAAAAGAGGAATAAATTTGATTACATTAGAGCCGAATAAACAAGAAGGCGTTAGGATTACATTAAGCGATGGAAAATCGTATACATATAACGAAATTAAAGGAATGTGGCAATTTAGTAAAATTCAAACACCTTTGAGACATCAATATACTGAAGAAGATAAACAAAAAATAAAAAACTTTATAGATTTTGTAACTAAAGGTGGAAAAATTAAGTCAAATATTCGCAAATCTATAAGAAAAACCAAAACGTATAAAAAAAATAAAAGAACAAATAGAAATAAAAAAACAAATAGAAAAACAAATAAAAAAAACAAATAGAAAAACAAATAAAAAAAATAAAAAGTTAAACCTCATAATTAACATAGCTATTTGTAATGTCACTAAATCCAGGTCGCTGTTTTCCAATTCTTTTATCAAAACATATCCACATATCTGTTTTTTGCAAAGTTTTCCAAGCAGCATCAATTGCATATTCCCAATGACGATTTGTTTCTACAAATAATGGAGTAACAACTTCAAGCAAATTTATTAATGTTGAATAATATTTTTCATTAATAATATATCCAGAAGAAGTCAAAGAATCTTGAACTCTTTTAATATAAGGATGATCCGCAATTTCTTCAAAATTATTGCAACTATAAGATAAAAAACAAACATTAAAATTATTAAAATTGTTAAATAATTTATCCAAATAATATTCAAATTCTGTTTTATCAATTAAAAATGTAAAATCATCTTCTAATATCAAAATATTTTTGTACCCTTTATCTCTTGCAGTTTTTAAAATTTCCAAATGTGAATAACTGCACCCAACCGCAGAATTTTCATGTGTAATTGCTGAAAATCTTTCAAATGGTAGTCCAAAATTGTTCAGTTCTTTTTCTATTTCTTCTTTTCTATCAGTTCGCTTATCTAAATTAATGTAAAAAATTTTATCAATATTTGTAGTCATTATATTTATAATTAAATTTTTCATCTTTAAATTATTTTATTCGTAAATAAACTTGTCAATTTGATCAATCCATTTTTTAACAATTTCTGAATTTTCATAAATATTCATATTTCCGTCTAGAGTTAAACATGGTGCAGAAATCCTTTCAAACATCATGTTATTGTGATATTTATCACAGTTTTTCAAATAATCTAACGGGATTCCATTTTCACCAGATCTAGAGCGTTTTAATATTCTTTCACTACATATCTCTGGTTCAGCTTTTACATAAACAAACTTATTTATATTAAATTCTTCTGAAAATGTATCAAACCATCGTGTGTAAATTTGAAAATTAACATCCTCAATCTTGTTATCATCAAATAACATTTGAGCAAAAACATATTTGTCTGTATCTAGACTTCGTTCTGTTATGAAAATTTTAGCTTGTGGGTTTTTTTTAACAGCCTTCTTAAATTCTGCTAATCTTGAAATATAAGCCATCATTTGAAAGGAAAATGAATATGATTTTTGATCTCCATAAAATTTTTGCAGCATAGTGTTTCCTTGTCTATCTGTAATTTTTTCCCATTCATCAACCGGTTCTTTCAAGAAAACAACCTTTGAATCATTTTTATAGTTATTTTTAAGATTTTCTAATAATGTAGATTTACCTGAACCGATATTTCCCTCAATTGAGACTACTTTAAAGCGTTGAATATTTAAATCCACCTCTTTTGTGCTAGGTTTTATCTCTTTATCGGTCATTGACCCAGAAGAATTTGAATCAGCAGGGCGGATTAAATTATTCGTTGGTTTAAATTGTTTTTCAATTTCGCATTTGTTCATTTTATTAATTATATTATATATATCTATTATTTACTATTTATTTTAAATGACGTTATCGTATTTATTTTAAGTTATTTTGTTTCAATTTTTATTTAACGATTCACGATTTCATGATTTCACATATTAGAAATAAAATTGAAACGAAATTTAAAGAATTAACAATATTAATTAACAATAAACTTTCAAAATGGATTTAACTCAAAGAAAGCTTAATAAATCAGAATGGGAATCAATTGAGGTTCCTGTTAATGAAGCAGAAAAATCAGTTCTGCAACTTATCATAAATGGTACTGAAAATGTTAACATTAAATATAATAATGCATTTTCTTTATTTTCATATTTGAAAGTTGAATATAATTCAGAAATGGAAGATTATCTGTTTATAAAATATTTTGACGAAAAAATAAAAAATATAAAAGAAGCGTCTAATGGATCATTACGGTTTTTACAAAATGATATAACTAGTAATCCTAAAATAAAAAAGGCAGATTTAATAAGACTAGAAAGAAATGAAAACGGTAAAATGCCTATTGTTTATGAGAATATATTGCTTGATGCTATTGAAAAAATAGTTAAATATAAACATAAAAATAATAAAAAATGGTTATTTTATTATTTTACTCTTTATAAATTAAATAAAAATACAATTGCTAATATAAATCGTCATATTAAAACAATAGTAAATAATATTATTTCTGGGTTTGAAGATGAGATTGACATGGTTTATATGATTGAAAATGCGGTTGAATATATTGAAAAAAATGACTACCTTTTAAAGCATGCAGACATGATGTTATATGAACATCAAAAGGAGATTTTCACAATTATGAAAAATCCTCACTTTAAAAAACGGTTAGCAAATTTCAGAATTGAAATGGAGAAAGATGTTTCAGATGATGAAGATGATTATCTTATGAATTTAACATGCAATAAACAAGAACAAATACCAAATTTACCGCCAAAATTAGTTTTATATATTGCTCCTACTGGAACTGGAAAAACTCTTACACCTATAGGCATTTCTCAACAATATCGTATAATATTTGTATGTGCTGCGAGACATGTTGGCCTTGCTCTTGCAAGAGCGGCTATTTCAGTTGGTAAAAAGATTGCATTTGCCTTCGGATGTTCTAGTGCAGATGACATTCGTCTGCATTATTTTGCAGCAAAGGAATATAAGAAGAATAAAAAAACTGGTGGTATTGGAAAAGTTGACAATAGTATTGGTGATAAAGTGGAAATTATGATTTGCGATGTTAAATCATATTTGTGTGCAATGTACTACATGTTGGCATTTAATCCTGCTGCAAATATAGTTACTTATTGGGATGAACCTACAATTGCGATGGATTGTGAAAGTCATGAGTTACACTCATATATTAACACAAATTGGAAGGAAAATTTAATTCCGAATCTAATATTATCGTCTGCTACACTACCAAAACTACATGAACTTCCAAACACAATACGTCATTTTAATGAAAAATTTTCAGGTGCGACTATTCACAATATCGTAAGTCATGATTGTAAGAAGACAATTCCAATCATTAATAAAAATGGTTATGTTGTTCTTCCTCACGTTTTAAGTCAAGATTATAACACAATAACTGAGATTGTTAATCATTGTGAAAAAAATTTAACTTTACTTAGATATTTTGACTTAGAAGAAGTTGTAAAATTTATTATATTTGCAGAAAAGAATAATTATCTTACAAGTAGTAGTTTAAAGATTGATAGAAATTTTGCATCTCTTGATGATGTAACTATGCAAAATATAAAATTGCATTATTTGAAGCTATTGGGTAAAATTAAAGGAGGAACATGGGGTGCAATTTATATGGCATTAACTGTGAATAGGAAAAAAAGAATACCGCAAAATAATCATGTTGACGAGAAAGGAAATTTAGTAAATCTAATAAAAAAGACAATCAGTATTGGACCTGGAGTGTCAATACAAACTGAAAATGCTGGTAAAACAATAACAAAAATTATGAGTGAGCATTTAGAATCGTATAATTCTAATTCTAATTCTAATTCTGTTACAGATAAGGATACAGGTAATTGCGCGATTTACGTTTCAACTAAAGACGCATATACACTTACAAATGGACCAACTATATTTCTAGCAGAAGATGTTGAAAAAATTGCGAAGTTTTGTATTCAACAGGCGAATATTCCTACAAAAGCTATGGATTCTATTCTAGAAAAGATAGAATTTAACAACCGAATAAATGATAAAATAGATGAACTAGAAAAAACCCTTGAAAGTTTGGAGGAAAGAAATAGTACAAAGGTTTTGGAAGTAGATGGTGGTGCAAGATATGGTGGGAAAAATTATTCTAAAAAGGACGATAGCAAAAAGAGAGATCATGGATTAAATGAAAATAATAAGGAAACTATAAAAATAAATAATGAACTTGATATGCTTCGTTCTATGATAAAGCCAGCTGAATTGAATGAAACATTTGTTCCAAATAAAACATTACACTTGAAGAAATGGGCCGAAGTTTTTGACACAACAAATGCTTTTACAAGCGATATAGATGAACAAATCGTAGTAGAAATTATGTTGTTGAAAAATGTATTAGATAGTTGGAAAATTTTGTTGTTGATGGGAATAGGAGTATTTACAACCCATCCTGATATAACTTATACCGAAATAATGAAAAAATTGGCAGATCAACAAAAACTTTACATGATAATTGCTTCAAGTGATTATATTTATGGAACAAATTATCAATTTTGTCATGGATACTTGAGTAAAGATTTAACCTTGACTCAAGAGAAAATGGTTCAAGCACTTGGACGAATTGGAAGAAGTAATATTCAACAGACATATTCTGTTCGTTTGAGGGATGATGAACAAATTAGAAAATTGTTTTATGAAGAAAATGATAAATTGGAAGTTAAAAATATGAATTATCTATTCGGCGAGTGTATGTAATTTCGTAGTACTAAATTTTATATGTATTAATTATATTTTTTTTATGATTTATTAAAATTATTGTATTGTTCTTTAAATTTTCAGCGTTTTGAGATAGTTTAATTGTAGATGCTATTATTTCTCCTTTATTTTTTGCATCTACATATAAAGGTAATTCATTTGTTTTTTTGAATTTTGAATTATTTTTAAGTATTTTCGCAATTAATACATAACCATTTACGGCTAAAACTATGTTTGATTTATTTACTAAATCATTTTTTTCAATTAAGTTTATCATTTCTAAAAAGCTTTTTAACATTATTTCTTCCGTTGTTAATTTCTTATTTAATTCAGAATCTTTACCAGATTTTTCTTCTGAACTTTGTTTTTGAATAGATAAAAATAAAAATAACAATAATTCGCTATCTGTATTTCCTTTCATATCTTTTAATAGTTCTGCGTCAATATGAGTCCTCAATTCTTTAATTTTAATTCTAAATTCAGGTAGTCTTTTAAACCGTTGATGACCTAATAAACCTTTTTCGGATTCAATCAATAAATCTCCATGATGCATAAATAAATACCCATTATATAAAATGGGGTGTGTATTTTCAACGCATCGTTCTTTTAAAATATGATATTTTGATACTTCTTCCTTATTTATATTTCTAGCATGAGCTATTATTACTTTACTAGATATATTATCAACTTTTCTAAAAATATGCGGGTCGTCCCTATAATGTAGTGGTTTTTTATACGTATGCCATGAATGTTGATTGTACCAGCAAATTCCAAAACCATCGTTGATGTCTTCTTGTTCACATTTATCAAAAAAATTTAACAATAATCTTTTTGGTTCGTTGTTTTGTGAACTTTTAGTTAATGAAAAAAATAAACGGCACATTTATAGTTATAATAATAATACAAAATAATTTTTGTAAAATTTATTCATGATCTAAACATAAACAACAATTCTATTATTAAATTCTGTTCTACAAATAGGACATGTGCGAATTGTTGGATTTAATCCACAATCAGCACACGCACAAAGATGATTGCATGGAACAAAAACCAGATTTCTTTCTCTCTGCAAACAAATTACGCAAGCTCGTTCTTGTGGAAATGCAGGAACTTCTTCTGGTGGCGCAATATGTATACCATTTGCTGGTATAGGCCGAATATAAAATGCCAAGTGATAAATGCGAACGCCATAATAATCGCGAATGGTTCTATTACTCGGTCTTAGAGCGGGCGCATCTTCAGCAGCAATTCCTATAATTACTTCTTGCGCGGTGTCCACAAACTCGGCGTTATCCAAAACAAAATCTTCAATAACTTTTTCTCTCATGATGTTGATGAACTCTTCTGTAGTCCAATTCAAATCAATGTCATACATACATGAATCGGTTGTTCTGGCGACTTTAAAATAAATTTGCATAATTGAACTGGTCGTCATTTTAAGTATTTGATAATATATATTTATGTTATAATTTGAAATCAATTTTTCTATTTATAAAATTAAAATATGGTTATCCAATTGCATTTAATTAAATTGTACGTATATATTATGAGAGACAACATATATAAGTATTCAAACCCTGCTCAAGCACAAAGAATGGCTTACACGTATTTAGGTAGGAAAAATGGTAAACTTTTTAGAAGCACGCGTAAGGAAAAAATACATGATAAAAAATATAAAAATGAATAAGTGGGTTTATTTCGGTCAAATGGGATACGAGGATTATACGAAACGCACGAATAAAACAAGGAGAAAGAATTACTTGACACGGTTAAGTGGTATGAATGGGCTCTAAAAAAATAACAAATTTTCGGAAAATAATTTGGCGATACATGTCTTGTGGTAAAAATGTATTTATCTTATAATTTTAATTAAAATTTTATAAAAATATTATAATTAAAACTAGAGTATTTTAATTTCTGGAAAAGGAACAATGATTCTTAAGCCAGTTTTTCTATATTTTTCTAATTTTTTTATTATTTCATTAGTAAAATTCCAAGACAAAATCAATATATAATCAACTTTGCAAATTTCTAAATGGTCAATAGATTTAATCGGTATGTGCAACCCAGGAGAAAGGAAATCTTTCTTATAAACACTATCATCTATTATATATTCAATAATTTTATTAGAAAGTTTATATTGATAAAGAAACGTTGTTGATTTTGCGGATGCGCCGTAACCAGCAATTTTTTTACCGAAAGAAATAAAACTGTTTAAAATGTGATTTATGTCATTTCCGCACAACAATATTTTATTTTTCCAGACATTTAAATTTTCATAGTTGTGCAAACTTATTTGCTTTTCCTTTTCAATCGTTTTAAACACGCTATCGTCAATAAGAAATTGTTTATTTTTTGAAAATAAAAATTGTATAGAACCTCCCTGGATATTATTTTCTTGGACTTTATATAGTAACAAATTGTTTTGTGATGCAAATTTTTGAATAGCTGTGCAAGTATGATAATCAATGTGTTCGTGATATATTGTATCAAAGCAGTTATTTATAAAAACTTTATAAAAGTATCCAACCTCCATTACAAATGTTCCATTTTCATCTAAAAGCTTGTAAATTGTTTCAAAAACATCCTGAATATTTTCAATGTGCGCACAACAATGAAATGAATAAATCAGCTTAAAAGGTGTATACTTTTCTTGGAAGTGGTTCAACACATTAGAGCCAAAAAAGTCGCATATAATTGGAAGATTGTGTCTTTTATTAATATTAGACGCGGGGTCAATTCCTATTATATTTACAAATCCATTAGCAAGCAAATGTTTAACGCAAACGCCGTCATTAGCGCCGATTTCTAATATACAGTCCGTTTTTAATATATTCAACTCATTTACAAATGAATCAACACTACTTTTTAAATGATTTGTCATTGTAGAAGACGTTGAAGAAACATAAAAATAATTAGAATATTGAAAGACTGGATCAACAATTTGAACCAATTGAATGTGTTTACAATCGTCACAAATACAAATGTCTAAAGGAATAACCTCTTGTTCAAGACCATTTAAAACAAAATGATTTGCTGGTGGTGTCGGTTCTAATTTGAAAAAAATATTTATATTACAACTGTTACACAATCTACATTTATCTCTGTTTTTCCATTTAACTTCAGATCTAGTATGTAAACAATTTGATAAATCGTTCTCTGAAAAAGCGCTAGGTCTTATAATGTTTTTATAATACAATAATGCATATTCTTGCAAAGATTCTCTCCACGGACGAAGCGCATTAAAAGATTTTGAAACTTCTAATATCTCAGTTGCACTTCTTTTTGGTCCTGAATTAGGAATTTTTTCAGAAGAAACCGAAAAAATTAAATTATTATTTAAATTTAATGTATTTGCTATTTCTCTTGCTATATCATAACCATTTGCGTTACCACCGTTTACTACATGATGAATTCCGTAGTTATTATTTAAAATAAGAATTTTCATTTGTTCAATAAAGTCAATAACATAAGTAGGAGAGCCAAAAAAATCATTAGATGCTTTTACTTCGGTTTGAGTAATTAAATTATTAATAACGTTCTCAACAAATTTGTAATGCGTTTTTTGATTTCCACCAAACAACCAACCAGTTCTAATTAATATGGTTTTGTCGTATAATAATGCGATTTCTTCGGCTGCACGTTTTGTGTGACCGTATATGCAATTTGGACAAGTGTCGAAACTTTCGCTAAATTTCATATTAGGATTATCAGATGAAAAAACTGCTCCTGTTGATAAGAGAATAAAAGGAACGTTTAGTTTTTTTGCAGCTTGAAGCATTTTTGATGTTCCATTAATATTTAAATCTATTGATTTTGCAACATTGTTTTCAGAGTCTCTTAAATTCAAGGCTGCCAAATGAATAATACACGAAATTGTCTTATTCTCTATGTATTTATTAATAGAAAGTGTATTTGTAACGTCAAGCTCACGAGAAGATGGTTTATAACCAAAGTTAATGTTATTTCCAATCATTCCACTTCCTCCAGTAATTAGTGAATCATTAAAAATGCTATAACTCATATACATTTATAATATTGTTATTTTTATTATCTATTTTCCAGAAAATATTATTATCGCCAAGTGCGATTTTTTAAAAATTTGTTAAAATTCTCCTCTTGTTTTTCTCCATTTGCATCATTTCTAATAAATCTAACTTCTAATGAAATTCGTGTTTCATTTTCATTGTTATTATCAGAACAACCGTGTATTAAATAGGGTGAAAACAACATTATTTGTTCAATGGTTGGATTGGGGCGAATCATTTCCAAAGGTAGTTTGCTTGCTACAATAGCATCAACCGAATACTTTTTATTAGTATTTTTAAAAAAGGCGCCACCTTTTGTAACCATAGTTTCGTTTTCATTCCATTTATGACTTCCAGGTTGTATTTTTAAAGAAGAATTTTCATTAGAACCAACAAGAGGTAAGTAAATATTCACAATATTCCTATAAAAATCCAAATAAACATCTCTATGACAAGGATTAAAATCATTGTTGCAAAATTTGCTGGGTCTGCATATTCTGAACCACATATCTTCGTTAAAAATTTTAATAGGCTCTTTCAATATTTCAGAAATATAGACTTCAAGATACTCAGAAAATTTTTTTAATTCTGATGAAGAATCTTTTTTATATGGCATTGAATTTAATATTGTTGTATGTTCATCATTGGTAATCTCATTGTGATAGTTTGATAAATTTACATCTTTTTGAGTAACTTTCTTAATTTCATTTTTAAGAAATTCTTGTAAAAAACTATTACAGTTTTCAATATTAAAAATTTTATATCCATCTTTTTCAAAATCAGTATTTTGTAATAAATTAATATCATTTTCAAGCAAAATATTATTTTCGCCCCAGTTACTATCAACAATTAATTCGGTGTGGTAAATGTTGTTTTTTTTTAAATTGTCGCAAGCAATTTGAATTGCCTTTACTATGTTGGGATCGCTGTTAAGAATATTATTATTTATATGAAAGCCTAAATGACTATTGTATCTTTTAATTAATTCAGGAAGATCAACAATGTGCTGAAACCCACGTCCTATATCTTTATCTGATTGTGGCATATTTTTTTGAATTTGCAATTTTCTATCTAAAATTTTATAATTGCAAGGATAGTATCCAGCCCACAATATAAAAAAACTGTTATCATAAATATTTGTCTCAGGTGTTCCTCCCGAATGGTCATGTCTTCCAACGGAATAGTTACAAGCATTGGATGAATGTAAAATTCTATAACCAGATCTTATAGAGACGGATTTGCAAATTAAATTTATATCATAAAAAAATTCGGCAGTGTTTTTTGGATAGTTATTTTGTTTTGTTGTCATTATTGAATATGGAACCGCGTGGTAATATTTGTTTTTTTGCAAAGAATTAATAAACTCACTTTTATCTTGACCAATCATTAAAAATTCAGTTACATTTAAACACATTTTGTAACCATCAATTGTGTTCTCAACTTCATTTACTTCTAAGTCTACCAAGAATGCATCAAAATTGGGTGTACCATCTTCATTTTTATTTTTAGTTGTTATAACTTTCCACTCGGGACACATTTTATTTATAATTTCTTGTGACCTATCAGTAGAGCAATAATCTATTATTATTCCATGGTCAAAAATTTGCGAATGATGCTCAAGCCAAAAAGGCAGCAAATATTCTTCATTAAAAATGTGGCAAATAACCGTGATTTTGTCCATATTGCCGATATATTTTATATTTAAATGTTTTTATGTTTATTAATATTTTAAAACATAAATAATAATAATTTAACAATTCATTTTATTGTGGTTAAAAAATATATTTATTTTTAGTTATCTTTGTGATACGGAAATGAAATAATTGGAAAGGTAAAAACAAAAATTGTGGCCCAAATTTTAAGCATTGTTAGTTCATCATCACAAATTGACCAACTTGATTCACCTTCGCGTGGCCGTTTTTTTAAGATAGTTGATGGATAATTTTGACTTGTTGTACTTGTTACATTTGTTATCTTGTTTTGAAAAGGTGAGAAAAATCGGGGAGTCATAAACATTTGACGAGTCAAAGAAATATAAGAGAGAAATAACAATAGTTTTTTAAACATATTATTGTTATTTGTTAGTAAAGTTTTAAGTCTTTTTGAAATTAATTTTACCTTTTATTCGTCTTCTTTTTATTTGTTTTCTTATATTTTCTAGTTTTCCTTTTATTAGTTTTCTTAGCCTTTCTAGTATTTCTTTTATGTTTCTTTGAACCGCCTTCAGTTTTTAATTTAAATCCACGTATTTCCGGATTTTCTTTACCTTCTTCTTGTTGTTCTTTTACTCCTTCTATCTGTTCTTCTTCTATTTGTTTCAAAAATTGGTGATACGCTGGGCCACCGCGTTTAGTTCCCATGTCTGGGCGACCTGTTGCTCTAATCATTGATTCTTTTAAAAATTTTATTGTCACGTTGTGTGCTCGTCTTCTATTAATCTTATTTATATTATTATCTATATGTGAAACGCATATTTTTTTATCTAAAGAGGTTGATATTAATATATTTTTTACCTCTACATCCACATTAGAGAATTTTCCAGTTATTAATTCGCTCCAAAACAATGACGCCACACAATAATTCTATATTTGTGGAATATACCGGTTTCATAGTAGGTTGCGTAAATAACAAATCACTGTTATTAACTGAATCAATTTTATTCATATTATAAATTATAATAATATGAATTATCTAAGTAGTTTTAACACAAAAAAATATATAAGTAAATTTGGGAAGACAGCCCAACCCTCTCAATTCGAGTACGCTAACCCACCCATGCCGCTCATGATGCGGAGGACGTTGTAGTTGGTGGCATAGACACGGACCTTGGCTGTCTTGGTGCCCTCAACGGTAGCGTTGGAGAGCACAAGTTGGAGTGTGGCGTTGTCAATACGTGAGAAGTTGCAAGTGCCGGAAGGTTGGTGTTCCTCAGGGCGGAGAGCAAAGGAGTACACGTTAATACCCTCATCAGGGCAGCGGGTGTGGGCTTGGTAGGGTTGGACCCATGAGAAATATGAGCCTTCACGCTCAGAGAAGCGATCTTGGCCGTTGAGTTGGAGCTTGGCAACAACGACGGGGTTTTGGCCCCAGCAGTGCATGTCAAGTGAGGTCTCAGATAGCACGAATGTGCCAGCGTCGGACACAGATGAGCCTTGGTTGTAGTTGCCACCGGAAGGGACCAATTGAGCGGTGCTGGTCAAGCCAAGGGAGGCAAGAACCGCCGCAGAGTTGGCAAGATCAGCAGAGTTCAAGCCAGGGTTGGTAGCCGCGTTGGGGGCGAAAGAGCCACCAAAGTGGGGCTCAGTTAAGGCGTTGTTGTAAACACCACCGTGCCAATAGCCCGTGAAATTATTGGGGATGAACTCATCCATGGCACCAGCGTCTTGGAAGAGTCCGCGGGCATCAATAAAGGCGTTTTGGCCTTGGAGTTCACCAGGGCCACCGAACGCATGGATAGCGTTGGGGAGGGCATCAATAGCATCGGTGTAGTTAAAGGGTTGGGCACCAAGAACCTTGAAGAGGGTAGCGTCACAGAGAAGGGATGAGCAGTAATCCACGTTTTGGTCGGGTTGGACGACCCAGATAAGCTCCTTCACGGGGTGGTTGAAGTTGAGCTTGATCTTGTTGGAGGATGAACCAACAGATTCATCACCGGTGAATTGGAGTTGAGTGATCAAATATTCGTGGGGGTTTTGGGCGAAACGGCGACGCTCATCAGTATCAAGGAAAACGTAGTCAACGTACAAAGATGCAGCAACAAGGGATTGGTTGTAGGCGATGGTGGCGGTAACGGGGGTACCAACGTTGTATTGGTTAGCGGTGTTGGCAGCATAGCCATTTCCGGAGGGTTGGTTGTACTTGGTGGTATTGCAGCTCAAGGATGTAACGGCCCACAAGCACTCATCAATAGGGCGGATGTCAAGGTTGATCTTGACCTCGTGGTATTGAAGGGCAATCAAAGGAAGGGCGAGACCAGGGTTGGTGCAGAACCAGAATTGGAAAGGCACGTAAAGGGTGGTCTCGGGAAGAGCGTTACGGGGAGCACACACTTGGCGGGGAGCAGAGGAGTCGCAAGGACCATCAACATCCGCGAAGGAGGGATCAGTGATGAAGGTAAGTTGGGTAGTGTTACCGATCATCTTGAAGTAACCGCGTTGTTGCTCTGATGTCATTGTAAGTTGGTTCCATATGTGCATCCAATCACCATATTGGCGGTCAATACGTTGACCACCGATCTCAACCTCAACTTGAGCGATGAGTTGCTCGCCGGGGAAATCTAACCAACGAGCATACACGGCAGCGTTGCCGGTAGTAACGCTGGCAGCATTACCCATAAGTTGGTTGATCTCGGGAAGAGTCACTTGAAGGTAAGTGCGGTAGGCAAGATCACCGTTGCGGCTGATGATGCAGGTTACGCGGCGGCCGAAATCGGCTTGGCCGTTGAAGGTTTGCTCAATTGACTCAATAGCAAAGTTAGTGTATCTGCGGTAAGTTACTTTCCAGAAAGTAATTTGAGGGTTACCTGTAAGGTAAACGTCTTGGGCGCCATAGGCAACAAGTTGCATTAATCCACCTCCCATAGTTATAATATTGCTAAAGAAAAAATTTTTATAGAAATTAATTTAATTAAAATAATTATTTATTCTAATAAAATTATTGCTACACGTTTATGATAAAATTTTATTAACGTCAAAATTTCCCTTCATAAATGAAAGTAAATACGAATCTGAAAATATTTCTCTCTTACCCTCGTGATTTTTAGAAAAAATATATGAATCATTTCTTTTTTTAATACTCCAGCCATCATTAATTGCATTAAATATAAAAAGCATTTTATGAAACCTTGTTTTATCTATCTTAATATCACAGTTGTCATATCCTGAATTTTCAATATTAATTTTTATTTCAGAAATAAATTCGCTCATTTATAAAATTATAGAAAACTTAAATGCGATTTTAACTATTCTATAAAGAAAATATAAAAAACTATAAATATATATATTTTAATGCAATAAACTATTAAATAAATGGGAAAATAATAGATTACAAGTATATGCCTTCATTTAAACCTAAAAATGTTAAAAAAATTAAAGTTAATAAAAAAAGTTCTACTACATTAGATGGAAAACATAAAGAGTTTATAAATGAATTCAATAAAGATGAAAATGATAAAATTCCAAAATTGAAAATAGAAAAATCAGAAATTAAATCTATATTGGATAAAAATAAAGAAGAAAAGACATTAACAATTGAACAGATAATGGACTATCATGATAAATTAAGAGATATAACAAATGAAATAAAAGCATTAAAATCTAAAAAACTAGAATATTTTTTAGATAACTCAAAGTATATATTTGATTATTTTGAAAATAAAAAAGACATTTCTAAAGGAAATGTTGTTTTAAATAAAAACAAAATGTTAGAATCTTTTTTCAAAATTAATAATTCAGAAAATACAAATTCAATTGATAATAAAAATAGTAATATATTCCAAAAATATCTAAGTAATATAGATGAATCATTTTTGGATATAAATTCTTTTTTAAGACCAACTGATGTTTGTCAATCATGTTACAAGGGTGAGTTAATACCTATGGATGATGAAGGAGTATTGATTTGTAATGCATGTTACAAAAATGTTCAATATCTAATTGAAAATGAAAAGCCGTCTTATAAAGAACCTCCTAAGGAGGTTTGTTTTTATGCATATAAAAAAATAAACCATTTTAAGGAAATATTGGCACAATTTCAAGGAAAAGAAACCACACAAATACCTGCTGAAGTAATTGAAAATTTGAAATATCAAATAAAGAAAGAGAGAATAGAATATGAAAAACTTACTTATTATAAAACGAAAGAGTTATTGAAAAAATTGGGATGCAATAAATATTATGAACACATTAATTTTATTAAAGATAAACTTGGAATAAAACCACCAATTATATCACAAGAACTTGAAGAAACACTATGTAATTTTTTTATGGAGATTCAATACCCTTATGCTAAACATTGTCCAGATTATCGCGTAAATTTCTTACATTATTATTATGTTTTATATAAATTATTTGAATTACTGGATGAAACGCAGTACCTTCCAGAAATTCCGATGTTAAAAGATAGAGAAAAATTAATTGAACAAGATGCTATTTGGAAAAACATATGTGAAGAATTAGATTGGGAATTTATAGCTACGATTTAACCTAACCAAAAACTAGTTTATGTAGTTGTGTTGGAGGAAATAAATATTTTCTTTTTCTTTTACATTCTAAGATAGGTTCATAATTTCCATCATTATGATCTTTGAACCATTTTTTTTCGCGTTTTACACCTTTTCTCATTTAAAACGCCCATTTTAAATGAGATTTTATAAAATCAATATAAATATAATTTAGTGATACTATATATGAAGTGTT